ATATTAGATTATGCCAATTATTAGAAAGAATGACGTTGTTACAGAGCGTCCAGTGATTATTGTACTCTATGGTACCCCTGGTACCGGTAAGACATCTTTGGCTACTACAGCCAACAGTCCTTTACTCATCGACACCGACCGCGGCTTTGATCGTGCCGTTCAGCGTCCGGACATTGTTGTCACGGCTTCACGTTGGGAGGACATCTACAACGCAGAGGTTATCGGTTCCTATGTTGTTGAGGATGGCAAGCAGGTTTGGAAGCCAGGCTTGATCAGTGAGTGTAAGACCATCGTAGTAGATACCGCCAAGGCTATGCTTGATGACTATCTCAATGCTTTCGCTATCCAGCAAGACCCTAAGCTGGGAACCAACTCGCTGAAGCGATATGGTGTGATGGGAGAATTGTTCAAGCAGTTTGTCGGTATTCTCCGTTCAAACAACTCCGACATCATCTTCATCTGTCACGACAAGGAGACACAGGAGGGAGACTACATCAAGCATTCTCCAGACTGTACAGGACAGAGCAAGGACTTGCTCATCCGTATTGCGGATCAGGTAGGTTACATCTGCAAGGAGAACGGCAACCGTGTCATCAAGTTCGAGCCACAGGACAATCGTGTTGGTAAGAATGTTGCAGACCTGCAGGACACTTGGATTCCAGCTTACGGAACGGAGGAGTTTGACACTTGCATGGCAGACATCATCAAGAAGGTGAAGAAAGCCATCGTGAATAAGTCTGATGCTCAGGCTAAGGCGCAGGAAGCCGTTGATGATGCTCGAAAGAAGCTTGCAGCCGTGGAGACTGTAGATGATGCAAATGCTCTCATCGAGGTTGCCCACGGATTGAACAAGATTCACCAGAAGGCATTCATGAATCAGATGATCAAGGAACTTGCCGCCAAGGGCATTGACTTTGACAAGAAGGGCAAGAAGTTCGTCAAGCACGAGGACGCAGCATGATGAAGCCTTTGATTAGAGTTACCCAGCTAGAGAGCTTCAGACGGTATATGTCTGGCGAATATGCTTATGTTACAGAGCAGGACGTTATAGACAATATCACTAAGAAGTTTGAGGGCAACGATTACACAAGAATAGGAACTGCCTTTCACTCCATCGTGGAGACTGGCAGTCCCCATTGCTTCAAGGAGCCGGAAGGTGTTCGTCATTTCACCTATTATAAGAAAGACAAGGCAGAACCCGTTCCGAAAGGAAGAAGATTCGTCTTTGATGAAGGTGAGGCAATTCTTGACATTCCTCAATGCAAGGTAGCCTTGAAATACAGAAATGAGCATCCTGGCGCCTTTCATGAGGTTCGTGAATACAAGGATTTCGGCGATGCCGTTGTCACGGGATGTGCCGATATGATTGACGGACTAGAGATAAGAGACATCAAGACTAAGTACGGACCAGTATCAGACAAAGACTATATAGATAGTTGCCAATGGCAGCTTTACCTAGAGTTGTTTGAAGCTGATGTGTTCCATTTTGACTTGTTTGTCTTTGAGGGCTACAATAAGGATAAGCACAAGGGTGACGTTAGAGGCCTTAAGCTTACTCCTTATGAGCCAGCAATCACTTGTTACAGATACCCGGGGATGGAAGACAAGAACCACGCTCTATTGCGTGACTTCCTCAAATGGGTAGAAATGAGAGAATTATTACCATATTTACCATTAACAGAATCAGATGGCTAATACAATGACAGGAAGGGTATTGCTCATCGGCAATGTCGAGGAAATACCAAGTAAGAGCGGTGGAGAGCCGTTTAAAAAGAGAATCGTGGTTCTTAACTGTACGCATTCGAATTTCGGAGAGGTGTACGAGAACTACCCAAGTTTTGAGTTCAGCGGAAAGCACGTGGATGATCCTGCTGATTTTGCAGTTGGCGAGATTGTTACCATATCTTTTGCTCTCCAAGGTACGAAGTATCAGAAGAGCGCAAATGACCCGGTAAAGTATTTCAATACAATTTCGGGTTACAAGATAGAAAAGTATCAGAGAGGTGGTCAGACGCAGCAGCAAGCTCCACCGCCGCAGCCGCAAGGAGTTCAGTCACCGGCACAGCAGCCGGGCAAAGATGATGACTTGCTATTCTAGTTATGATTTTCAATCTCAACAATGACAAGGACAGGGCAGACTACAAGGATTATTGTAATGGTCTTTACATGGATGCCTTGAAAAGCGGGAAGGGTTTTATCGTGGAGGTGAAGAAAAAGCACCGTCCACGTTCCCTTGCCCAAAACAGCTATCTGCACGTTTGCCTTCAGTATTTCGCATCAGAGTTCGGTTACGATGAAGAATATGTGAAGTATAACATTTTCAAGCAGATAGTGAACAGAGAAATCTTTGCGAAGCAGAGAACAAACAGAAGAGGGCAGCCTGTCACCTATTGGAGAAGCACGGCTGACCTTGATACAAAAGAATTAACAGACGCTATTGAGAAGTTTCGGAACTATTCAAGTATGGTTGCAGGGTTGTATATACCAGAGCCTAATGAGGAAGCAGCTTTGCTTGAAGCTCAGAAACAGATAGCATTATATGAAAAGTATTTATAATTATGAAATCAGATTTGAAAAATTACGTTCCAGAGAACATTGAGTTTGTATTGGAAGATGGCGCAAAGGACATTTTCCCATTGGAGTTGGACTTCCTCTCTTTAGGTGAGGAGAACCTATGTGGCGAGAAGCCTTTGAAGACAAAGGCCGATGTGTTGAAGTTCGTCGGCAAGCACTTCACTGCCACATTCCCAGACAACGAACTTGTTACTCGTTATCTTGACGATTACGAGAAGAAGAATATCCGTGAGGAGTATTGTACTCTCGAAGAGAATGTCGTGCCTGCTCGTAAGCTGGAGTTGGAGGAAGCCTTGGAAAAGGCTAAGAAGATGAAGAAGGATGCAGAGGAAGCCTACGCATCTGTTCTTATGGAAGTTGCCAAGTATGCTGCTGAGGTTCGCCAAGGTACAGTTGATATGCGCTTGAAGGCGAAGAATGTTTTCTGTATCGCCCTTTCTGGATATTACCTTGTCTATAACTGGGACAATAACAGCGAGAAGTTCGTGCTGGCAAAGGCTTACGAGATTCCAGACAGAACCGAGCTTTGGGCAAACGAGGCAAAGAACCGCGAGAGCATGAAAGAAGTCTTCGGGTTGGAGTTCCCAGAGGTAGAGAGTCAGAAGGAAGAGTCTGCAGCAGAAGAGGTGTCTTCTGACGATGAGGATGAGTTACCATTTGGTGAATAATGAAATATACTCTTAGAAGTTACCAAAAGCAAGCCAGTGATGCAGCCGTAAAGCTGTTCACTGGCAAGGCTGACAGAAATGGCATCATCATCCTACCGACAGGAGCAGGAAAGAGCTTGGTTATAGCCGACATCGCCTCACGTCTTGAAGGTCCTTTGCTGGTGTTTCAACCTAGCAAGGAAATATTGCAACAGAATTTTGCTAAGTTGCAGAGCTATGGTATTTTCGATTGTGGATGTTATAGCGCATCTGTACGTTGCAAGGATATAAACAGAATCACGTTCGCTACCATCGGAAGTGTAATGAATCACATGAATGACTTTGATTGTTTCAAGAACATCATCATTGACGAGTGTCACTATGTGAATGTAAAAGCTGGGCAGTACAAGCAGTTCATTGAAGCCAAGAACAGACAGGTGATCGGGCTGACAGCTACCCCATATAGACTGGAAAGATCGGGGGGTGGTTCTATTTTGAAGTTTCTCACAAGAACACGACCAAGAATCTTCTCCAAGGTAATCTATTGTTGCCAAGTTGGAGAACTGCTCGCAAAAGGCTATCTTGCAGACTTGCATTATTATGACTTAACGTCTATAGATCTCCGAAGAGTCAGAAGTAACTCAACGGGCGCAGACTATGACGAGAAGAGCTTGCTTGCAGAGTACGAGAGAAGTGGGTTCTATGACAAGCTCTCAAATACAGTCGTCAATGTTATGCAAACAAAGAGCGGCATTCCAAGAAAGGGCATTCTAGTGTTTACTGCTTTCACAAAGGAGGCAAGACAGCTTGTTGGTAAGTTACAGAGCCTAGGTGTGAATGCTGCCATCATGACTGGCGAAACCCCGAAGAGAGAAAGGGAAGCCATCTTGGAAGGGTTCAAGAGACGAGAGATAAAAGTCGTGGCAAACGTAGGTGTGCTCACAACAGGATTTGATTACCCTGCACTGGACACTATAATTCTTGCAAGACCGACGAAATCACTCAGCCTATATTACCAGATGGTGGGAAGGGCTATCAGACCATTCGAGGGAAAGGAAGGATGGGTTGTTGACCTATCGGGAAATTATAGACGCTTCGGAAACGTGGCAGACCTTTACATGTGGAAGCCACCGGGAACGACAAAGTGGTCAGTCTATTCAAGAGGAGTCCAACTAACAAATGTAGTGTTAAGATGAAAAAAGAAAGATTTAATCAAAGAGACACGGCTTTGGGGAGCGAATATATCACCCCTTGCCCAAATAAGCAGAAGGGTAAGTACACCAGTGAGACCATTATGGTCGGAAGCCGTGCGTGCCGTCTATGTCCTTATTATGGTGGCATTGCGGACAATTATGTTAAATGTAATTTTGATAGATATGTTTCCATTCTACAGAAAAACAAAAAAGACATCCTCGACTAAGAGAAAGAAGAGAGACGGGAAGCAGGACTTGGTGAAGAAGCTAGACAAGGTCTTTGCGCTTTACATACGCCTGAGAGACTGTATGCCTAATGGCATGGGAAAGTGTATCAGCTGTGGAAAGATAAAGCCATACAGGGAACTTGATTGTGGTCACTTCTTCGGGAGGACGAACATGGCGACACGCTTTGACGAGGATAATTGCAATGCTGAATGCCAGGGCTGCAATAGAGCCAGTTCGGATCACTTGATTTACTATCAAGAGAACTTGATAAAGAAGATAGGTGTCTCACGTTTTTCCACCCTTAGAGAGCGTGCCCACTCCATCAAAAAGTGGGACAACGAAGAGCTTAGAGAGAAGATAAATTATTATACTAATGAAGTAAAGAGATTGAGTTATGAGAAAGGTATCAGCGTTAATCTGTAAAAAATATAAGTCCCCAGTGTTTCACAACACCGAGGACTTGAACCAATTAAAATTCATAAAAATTATGAATTTGCTTGCAAAGGTAAGAAATTATTTCCAAACCTCCAAACATTTTCACAAAAATAAAGCCCGCTCACCAGCAGGCTTTTAAGAAATAACTTAAAATTAATCCACTTAAACAGTGGAAGAAACTTTTGCAAAGTTACTAATATTTTTTGATATATGCAAATGTAAAGCCAAATTATTTTTGGTATTTTTGAATATTTAACTTAATAAAATTGCATATATTCTAATATATTTGTATCTTTGCATAAAGAAGTAACAAAATCAACCTATTTAAAATTTATTACATAATGGAAGAGACAGATTTCTTGAAGGATTTTGAGGGAATCAAGGACTACAGAACGTTCTTGGTTGGCTTGGACAAGGAGTTCAAGTCAGTGGGTGTGTTGTATCGTGAGTTCAAGGTATTGGAGGAGCTGGCTTCGTCTGCATTGAAGGTCAGTCCGAAGCTCCATGACTTCGTATCTAAGCAACAGAGTGCCGTTTACGGCAAGTTATTAACGGAAGTGGAATCTTTGGGTGACTGCCTGAAGAGAGGGAAGGTTTGCTTCATTAAATCCGAGGACTTGAACCAATTATGAAAATAGTCGATTACTCAAAGCTACTGAAAGCCTTCTGGGAAAAGAGGTTAGTTTGCTCGCTGACAAGTTGCGAGGCGGATATGTATTATTATTTGCTGAAACAATGCGACTTGGGTAACTGGGCAAACCCATTCAAATTGCCAACGAAGAAGTGCGAGGTTGAACTTGACTTCACTAGGAAAACAATTAGTAATGTTAGAAACTCTTTACAACAGAAAGGATTCATTAATTTTAAGCCTAGCAAAGTACGTGGTGAAGTTACTGAGTATGAGATTGTTGGAATTGATGCGTTTACTACGGAAACGCAAACGGAAACGCAAACGGAAACGCAAACGGAAACGCAAACGGAAACGCAAACGGAAACGCAAACGAAAGAAAAAAGAAAAGAATGTCTCCCCCACACCCCTACTAAAGAAAATAAAAAAGAAAGTTTGGTCGAGAAAGTAGAACTTTCTCTCTTCACATCACGCGCGCAAAGCAGACGAGACGACTTTCTCAGAAGTCTTCAACCCTACGTATCACGATATGGGCAAAAGCTAGTAGATGATTTCGCCGCCTATTGGACGTACATGAACAAAGACGATACTCGTATGAGATTCGAGAAGGAGCCTAAGTTTAGCATAGCGGGGCGGCTCGCAACATGGAGCAAGAACGAGCTTCGGTACAAGGGGAACTCCGTACTATCCGTCGCCCAAAAAGAGAAGCAGTACGGAATTGATTGGGAGAAAGTCCTTCGATGGTACAACAAGCTAGGTCTAGTAGAGATAAGAACCTTGACAGATAAGCGCAAGTTGGCATACATAGCAGCATACGAGGCTCACGGCAAGGAAGGTCTCACGGTGTTCTCCAGCAACATCAAGGAATCAGACTACCTGCAAGGAAAAGACGGCAGAGGTCCGAAGCGAGATTTTGATTATGTCTTCAATGAGACAAACTTTACGAGAATCATAGAAGGCAGTTATAGAAACTTTAAAAGCGTAAACAATGAAAACAATCTCAGAAAAGAATCAGACGCTCCAAGGTACAAATCGAAGGACGTCTATGACACGGGGTTTGGCTCTTCCCATGGAAAACAGGGAGGCTAAGAACGCCCTTTACGGATATTACAAGCGAGAGGTTGAAAGACGAAAGAACGAGTTCGTCATAACCGATGAGCTTAAGCAGCAAATTTCGGAGGTGGGAGATTTCCTCACGACTGAAACGAGATACTATGGGTTATTCTTGCCTGGAAGTATTGGCAACGGAAAGACTACGATGCTAAAGGCTATTCGTGACCTGCTTATCTATCTTGTCGAAAACGACAGAATCAGATACTGCGAGGGAGATAAATACCCGAGGTTCGTAACGGCAAGGGATATGACGAACATCGCCAAGGACGCAGACGAGTTTCGCTCGCTAAAGACCACCAAGTATCTTATCTTGGATGACTTATGCGAGGAGCCTGCAGAAGTGTTGAGTTTCGGAAACTACATCTATCCGTTTGTGGAGCTTCTTGAATATCGCTACGAACAGATGTTGCCGACTTTTATTTCAAGCAACTTTGGTGCGGTGGATATCGAAGAGAAGTATCACAGTGCCAGAATCAGTGATAGAATGAAGGAAATGTTTAAGATAATCAGCTTCAAGGAGGAATCGTTCAGATGAGTTTAACGCAATCACCATACCAAGGACAGCCTTTGATAAACGACCTAAAGGCTGAGGAATACGTAATAGGCAGTCTTCTGATTGACCCCACCGCATATATGCTCGTTTCACAATATCTTGACGAAGAGTGTTTCTATGACCCCAAGTGCAGAGATACATGGAAAGCGATAGACACAATCGGCAAGCTGGCCACGCCGATTGACATCATATCTGTCTCAGCGGAACTGTCCAAGGAGAAGTCTGCAGTAACGGCGATGGACTTGATGGACATGTCCGCCAACGTAGCTTCTTCCGCACACATAGAGTTCCACGCCATAAGGTTGCAAGACCTCGGGAGGAGAAGAAAGCTCTGGGTTGTCGGTCAGCAGCTCTCAAAGGTAGCGTTGTCAGAGGATATTGCCACGGCGGATGCACACCAAGAGGCAATCGAGGGCATCAGCAATGCTTTCGAGAAGACAGCTGGCGTATATACGCTCAGTGATGCCATGAAGAGCCTAAATGAAATCATGGTAAGGAACGCTACAGTAGGAGGAGTGACAACTGGGACCAAGACAGGAATGGAAAAGTTTGACGAGAAAGGAGGTTTGCAACCATCAGACTTGATAATAGTCGCTGGTGAGACATCGCAGGGAAAGACATCGCTTGCTTTGTCAATGACACGACACGCTATCGAGAGCGGAGCAAAGGCTGCTTTCTATTCCATGGAGATGACCAAGGAGCAGTTGACGGCACGACTGTTGTCCGCAAAGACCAACATTCCAGCCAACAACATTCTGTACTCTAGCTCATTGGCACCAAGCGAGCTGAGAATCATTGACGAGGCAAGAGGAAAGTTGCCAGGCGAGAATCTTTTCTTTGACGACAAGAGTACGTCTAACATAGACTCCATCTTGACATCAATCAGAATGATGAAGATGCAGCACGGCATAGACGGCGCAGTAGTGGACTACCTGCAGATTCTAAACGTGAATGCCAGGAACACCAGCTTTAGCCGTGAGCAGGCGATGGGTGACGCTGCTCGTAGATTGAAGAACCTCGCAAAGGAACTCAACATCTGGATTATCGCTCTCAGCCAGTTGTCACGTGACAGCACATGCCCTGAGCCAAACCTAAACAGACTTCGTGATAGCGGTCAGATTGGAGAGGCTGCGGACGTGGTTATGCTGGTGTATCGACCAGAGTATTACAATCGAGCCTACCCTGCCCCATTTGACAACAAGGACGATTATCCTACTGACGGCACTGCGATGATAGACGTAGCCAAGGGACGTAACATTGGAACATTCAAGTTTTTCATGGGATTCAACAAGAATACGACAAATTTTTTCAAGACGAATTTGATAAACGACGAGACGGAAACCCCATTTGAGCCACCTATAGAGGACGACGCACCTTTCTGATTCTCAGCGGTTTACGTTTTAGTATTTTTAACTAAAAAAGATGTCGGTATATTTGCATATATCAAATAATTTTCGTACCTTTGCATATAGATAAAAGGTAGTACTTTTGATTAATCAGAGCCTACCAAGAACATAAGTTGAACCAATTAAAATTAAAGATTATGAAGAAGTTAGGATGGTTACAGATTTTAGCTGCAACTCCCTTGCAAAAGGAGAATTTGCAGAAACGCCTCAGAGGTGTTGCCGTTTGTCTATCCACCGAGTACGATTTCAAGGCTTTTGGAGAGATAGACGAATGCCTTGATCCGGATTACGACCTTGATAATTACAAGGACAACCCATATTTCGAGATGCTTCGCAAGCAGTATATGCTGATAAGATTCATAGAGGAAGAGTACTTTCGTAAGTATGGGAACAGCTATTGTTCCTTCGAGGACGTTCAAGACTATCTTGATTCAATCGATGATTTGAGAACGCTTAACGAGAGTTGCCTCGAAGAAATCGACAAGATAATTGTAAAGAAAATTAAAGGACTATTTCTTAATATAAGAACCAATTAAAATTTATAGAAAGGGAATAATTATGAGAAATTCAAATTTCAATCTTATCAAGTCATTGGGCTACGTTGTGGTAGTTGCGAGTATGGCAGCATACTCAACACCACACGAGTATTGGAAGAATGTCGAGGACGGTTGTTTGTACGGACACGTCGGAGACAGTATGGAAGAGTACAAGCTCTTGATGATGGAGGGCATAATGTAATAGGAGGAACGGACATGAGCATCATAGATGAAATCAGAGCGGCAAGAACCTCTCGAATCAGTGAGGAGCATAAGAGTCAGCTTCTTGGGTACATAAAGAAAATTCTGACAATAAGAGATTACGCCCTAATCGGAGGTGCGGCACACTTCTCCTACGATTGGAAAATCCCGGACCCCAATGGGAAGGATTGGCGTAGCAATTGTTTCGCTCCATATAGCTATCATCCTGCAATTACGGAGTGGCTGAAAAGCCTTGGGTTCTCTTGCAGCCGTTACTATAACAGGGGAGGCGTTGATCAAGGGATATGTGTAAGAATCTAGATAAGAAATGTGGGTGCTGCGCATTGTTCCTGCATGAGGACATATACGGGTACGGAATCTGTGATTTCTCCGAAAATCCACATTGTGGGGACAATGCCAGTCAGTCTTACAAACCGAAATATAACAAGTTATGAAATACGTGGATTACAAAGCCAAACATCAGGAGGAGTTCAACAAGCTTCCTATGAAAGCAGCCTTCGGCGACAAGCAGTTCAAGGAGATGATGACAGAGTGGGGACTTACAACAAGCAAGGAGGACATAGAGAAGATTGCCTCTTTGGGCGGTGGAGCCTACTGCCTTAAAGAAGACAAGCATCTTTTCACGGAGTTCGCAGAGCGTTCCGTCAAGGACGATGAGGAGTTCTATTCAAACGATGAGAATCTGAAGGACGCTCTCATTTACGAGTTTGGAAATCATGAGTGCGGTTACACCTGGGAGTTTGAGAATGGAATTACGGCTCTAGGATTCTCCGTCAAGGAGTTCCTTTCAGACGATCGCAAGGCCAAGGTATTCATAGTTGCACGGCAAGAGTACATCAAAAATTTGGAGGGCTAATGTATGAACATTATCAGAATAACAAAATCCAAAAAGGATCGTTTCGATGCCATATTCACGGGAAGCAAGTATTTCTTCCTCAATCCAACTTTCGGGTTGGTTGCCGTTGCCAGTCGCAAGGAGCAAAATTCAAAGAATCCGTATGCGACTCATTTCGACATTGAGCGTACAGAACAGATAAGCAAGCAGATGATTATTGACGTAATCACTGAGAATGAGAGAACTTGCACCTGTTTTAATGTAGTTTATCCACATTTTAAGAATGAGGACAACTTGCCACAGCACACCCTTCCTTATCTTGTGGATACAGTATTGATAAATCCAAAAACAAGCACAAAACTCACGGAGGAATAGTTATGTTGGTAGAGATTATGGTTCAGTACAAGCGGACTCCGGAAATGGAGGAGTTGTACCTCATGCTAAATAATGATGCCACCGCATACAGATTATGGCATGATGAGGCTGTCAATTACGCCAAGGCGATGCTCAAAGGAGCGGTTGTCTTCATGGAAGAACTTGCTACCAAGATGAAGCCTTGCATCACACAGTCTTGCGAGAGACTCTTGAAGAAGTATCACAAGGACACAGGTTCATTTCTGAATGTGACAAAAGAGCAAATAGAGATTGTTTCCTGGCAGTGGTTCTATAATGACTTAATGGAGAGTTATAATTTTATTAAATCAAATTAGGTAGGCAAAAAATATAAGGTTTAACCCAAGGGTACTAAGGACACCCATAGATTAGATACCTTATTCTTATCTGGCAGCTGGAAAGACAGCAGCCTACCTTTAAACATTGACACAATGAAGAATATTTATCACATACACCAATCGTCCAATTCCTATTGGGATAGCAGTTGGACAGACACAGACTACTTCCTCTGCGATAGCGAGGAGGAATACCAAGAGCTTATGGCTCAGTATATAGCTAAGAGAAAGAAGATCGAGGAGGAATACAAGGAGAATCCTAATTCTTCTACCGAATGGAGATACCACAACTTCCATTTTCACAAAGAGGGAAAGGTGCACGCTAATGAGTATTATTACGGACATGAGTGGTGCGGCAAGGAGTTTGACGCTATTGGTTTCTTCTGGGGCGAGAGATTGGAGAGAAGCACTCACTATAAGTACTTCTTGAAACCAGGCTCGGTGTGCAACGAGACTAGAAGTTCTGCGGTAGGAAGATTCACTGGATATGGAAGTTAACCCAATAAGATAGGAGGCGAAGCAGTAGTGTAGTTTATATTGTTAATACAGTCGGGATTTATAACGTTATTTATAACTTAGATATTCATTATTGGCAGCTCGGAAAGACGGCGCCCGACTTTAGCTCTACGATTATGAAGAAAAGTGATTTATCAAGAATGTGCGAGACACACATCGAGTGCGATTGCAACTGTGAGCGATGTGAGTTGTATGCGCATTACCTTAACACAAAGGAGGATTGACAATGAAGTATAATGTTCATATAGAGGAAATGTTAGAGAAAGACGTATTAGTAGAGGCTGAGACCAGCACGGACGCTTGCTCTATTGTAGAGGAGAAGATATCCAATGGGGAAATTGTTCTCTCTGCTGACGATTTCTCTGGTTGGAGATTTGTAAAAGCAAAGAAATATGGAGATTAAAACCACAAAGATAGAATACAAGGAATTGCTTCTCTTGTTAGAGAGAGCTTCAAATTTCATCAGTGACAAGGGCACAAAAGCCAAAGATATGGATTTATCTCGAAGACTTGTCAGAGCCAAGTGCCTTTTGGAGAAGCGAAATGGCGAAGCTTAAGGAACGTTCCGGTATAGTAATAGACGGCATCGTATATGTGGCGGAGCCAATGGATGATTGCGATAATTGTGCGTTTTGTACAGGCTTGGCACAATGTAGCATGAACTTCATCTGCATCTCCATGATGGAGGCTTTTCGCAAGGGATTCAGAAACAAGCCTATTGGATTTAAAAAATGGAAAGGTTATGAAAGGAACAGAAACATTTCAGAAAGTAATCAAGGAGTATCTTGACAATCGAGCAAAGGAAGATGAGCTTTTTGCCAAGTTCTACTCCAACCCTAGTAAGAGCATAGAAAAGTGCTGTGACTTTATTATCAATGAGGTTAAGGCTTCCGGAAGACAAGGATTTTGTGATGACGAGATTTTCGGTATGGCTATACATTATTATAATGAGGAGAATATCAAGGTAGAGAAAGCTCCAGCTTGCTCAGTTGTCGTAAACATCTCTGACCAGACAAAGGAGTCTCTAGAGAAGAAAGCCGAGGAGGAGTTCAAGCAAGCCAAGCTTGTTGAGCTTAAGAAGAAGGAGGCTGCCGAGAAGGAACGTCTCAAAAAGAAGGCAGAGGCACGAAAGAAGAAAGAGGAGGAATGTGGTCAGTTGAGTTTGTTTGACTTTTAATATACCGCTTATGAAACCAAGAAACAAGATAGAGCGTGAGGTCGTAAGGCTATCGATGAAGGTGCCACACCTATCAGATAAGCAACAGGCTTGGGCTATCAAGACTTGCATCAGTGAGGAGAATGCCTATAAGTTTTCTGATAGATTCGCCCGCGGTTCGTTTTATATTGTCTGTACTTTCAAGGGATGGCAGGTTCTGCGTTACTTCCAGGTTCGAGCCAAGTTCAAGTACCATAAGATGACAGACAAGATATATTTCACTGAGTGCATGCAGCAATGGCTGAAAGACGGGGAGTACGTATTCCTAGCTAAACAGCGACTAATGGGCTATCAGTGTGACGCATTCAGTATGTTCGGGAAACTAGAGGTTAGGACACATACCATGTGGGGGGCGCTTGGCGATCCTCGTGACATCGGATGGTGCGGAGTTTACTATGCGTCTGTCCAGAAGAAATATCAGTATGCCCTAAAGGATTTGTCAAAGATAGACTTTGACATTCTCTTCCGAGCCATCAACGCAAGTTCTTACAACGAGACACTTATGAGAAAGAACATTGAGGTTTGGAAAGACTGCCTATATCACAATGCGGTCTATGACAAGAACAAGTTGGCTGCCATCAAAATCGCAATTCGCCACGGAAAGTCATCTTATCTATACGATAGTCTTTGGTGGGATATGCTAGATTCTCTTATATATTTGAAGAAAGATTTGCACAATCCTTCCATAGTTTGCCCTGCCGACTTAGAGGAGGCACACGACAGATGGCTAGCAGCTATGATTAACAAGAAGAAAAAGGTCGTCGAGAAGATGGCCAAGTTACGCCAGATACAAGACGAGAGAAGAACTCTCCGCTACCTTGAAGAACAAGCTAAGAGAGAGGAAGAGAACAAAAAGAAGGCGAAATCGCTCGCATCTGTTTACATAGCCAGAAGAAAGAATTACTTCGGAGTCAACATTGTTAGCGGTTCAATCAGTATCAATGTCCTTCGTTCTGTCGAGGAGTTCTTTGAAGAAGGAAAGGAGATGGGACACTGCGTGTTTGCCAACTCATACTACGATGTAAATCAAAAACCAAATTGCCTTATTCTTTCAGCCAAGGTGAATGGTCAGCGCATGGAGACCATAGAGGTGAACCTTTCCACGCTATCAGTGGTCCAATGCCAAGGTAAGCATAATGTAAATTCTCCTTTTCACGACACAATACTGAAGATTATGAACGACAATATGTGGATGGTGAAGAATTGCTTGCCGAATTGCTCCGTAAGGAGTGCATAGAAATTAGGTATTCTTGGCTAAAAATTTCATTTAATATATTTGCATATATCAGATATTTTTTGTATCTTTGCGTAAGCTAATCAGCCTATTTTATGGTATTTTTGGCTAAACGCCGCCAATATATCCATGGATTTATGTTAAAATATAGTTAATTACCAACATATAGTATTTAATATTCAAATACATTTATTAAATTTGCAGCGATGGAATATGATTACAGTAAGCTCAGGGAGTACATCAAGCGATGCAAGTGGTGTTGGGCCACTTCCATGATTGACGTCCCTCATGAGTACATTCACAGAGACAAGTGCGCCTTGACACGCGATGAGTTTTACTATTTCGTGAGCGCACAGAGACAGGATGGTGTCCATGAGCGATGGGGGAAATACAATTTTCCTTATCTCTACATTGATGGCTATAAGTATTGGACAATGGGTGACCCATTCGAGACCACGTGGATTTTGAACCGCCAGAAGGTCTTCAACGAGTTTGACTTCCTTGAGTGGCCTATCCCTCGAATTTACAACAACCAAGAGATGGACGTTATGGCAAAGTCCATTATGTCCACGTTCAAGGACAGGAAGATTTTCGAGGCAGGCATTGGAAACGGAGACTTTGTCTCATTCACGAAAATCAAGCCAGAAATGTATTATGGTGTTGATCCTAGCAAAAATGCGGTAAAACGTTTTCGAGAGAACATGGTTGGCTTCTATCGAAGATGCTCTACCTTGTCGTTCGAGGAAGCCATAAAAAAATGGTTGTCAGCCGACAGCGTTGTAATCGCATTGTTCGGGACGGCATCATACTTTATGCACCAGTATCTTCGTAAGCTTGGCGAAAGTGGCTTGGATTATTGCCTGATGTTCTATCGTGACGGTTATCTTCCGGACGAGTTCAAGGATACGCATCCTTTCACGTATGACAGAATGCAGCTCCGTTCCATGTTTCCGAGCTGTAACATTTACAATCATAAGAATTTCGTAACAATTTCAAGTAAAAAAATTATTTGGCAACAGCCAACAGTAGAAAATGAGTTATTCCCAGTATGATGACATAGCAAGTAAGTATGACAACCTGTTTCGTGACGAAACGAGTCTTGTCGAGAACCGTGAGGTGGGAGAAATGCTCCCACCTCTCATCGGTACGACGCTGGACATTGGTTGTGGCACAGGTCTGCTTACGGAGATTGCTAACTTTTCTTTCGAGAATTACCTAGGCATAGACCCTAGCAAAGGAATGCTAGATCAGTTCAAGAAGAAACACCCAGAGTTTAAGGATAGATTGGTTTGCGAACCATTTAACGGAAAGAATCTTGACTGTAATAATTTCGACAACATTATTGCACTGTTTGGATCTCCGTCTTATTTGTCACACTATGCTGTGTTGGCAATATCGCAGAGCAAGGCGAAGAAGTTCCTTATGTTCTACAAGGAGAAATATCATCCTGTCACTTATGAAAAATGTGACGTCGAGTTCAAACACTACTTCTATTCAAAGAAAACTCTATGCAGTCTTTTTGGGGAGAAAAATGTTTCTGAGTATCATAATTATTTAATAGTTAATTGCGTATGAAATGTGATTTCAAAATCATGGGTGTAGAAGAAAGAATTGAGAACATTAAGCAAACGGTAAACGTTCTCAATTTGTCTATGGACGACGTATTCCTCGACAAAGAGATGAGGATGAATCCACTTTTGTCATCCTTAGATGTACTTCGTATGCCTACAGAAAAAGGAATCACTCATCGTTGCATCTTGCAAGACGACATAGAGCTGTCTGCAAATTTCAAGAACTTTGTTAATTATTTAATTAACTCTTTTCCAAATGAGTTTTTCACACTATACTCATATACAGGGCAAAAACCAGATGTGACGCAATATGGTACAATTTATGAAACAGGAAAAATTTGGGGACAAGCCGTCGTTATCCCATTAAAATATAGAGAAGATATATTTGCATATTATGAAGAGAAAGTAAAGAAAGATTATATACATGATGATGGATTTTACTCCGTTTATGCCAACAAACACGGTGTAAAGATACTCGCAACAATGCCAAATACCGTAAAGATGCTTGACAGTAAATCCTATTTTGGGCATAGATTTGGTTTAAAATCAAAAACATTTTGTTTGATAGACCCGATGATGTATGAATGGGAATACAAGCCCGATGATTGGAAACATACTACAGGGATAAGAGACAAAGATATATTTATTTAAAAACAATATTTATGGCAGGAAGTCAAAGAGGTTTGAAGTATGATGGCAGTATTGACAAATACCCCATCACAGAAGGAGAAGTCTATAGTTTGGGCAATGGTAGCAAGATTACTATTGCCGACATTACTTTAGGACTTCCAGAGTTTTCCAAGAACGCAGATTGCGTTTTCATTGATCCCGCAGGTAACAAGGGCGTACTCAAAGCCTATTATACAAAGGCTGAAAAAACCTGTCCTGTGGACAACTTTGACGAGTTCGTGGCGCACATCAAGCGATGTGTTGAGGAAATCAACCCAGACCGCATTTTCGTAGAATGTTTCTTCCGTAACAAGAAGCAGCTGGTTCCTATGGTCGAGTCGTTGTTCCCACATGTCAAGATTTACGAGAATACCTACTACCACAAGCCAGATTGCAAATGCTGGATTATCCAAGGTACAAAACAGGAGGAAGACTGGGGTTTGCAGGGAATGGACGAATGGGATGCTGTGTTCAAGATATGCAAGGATGTGCCTTTCAATGCAATTACGGATTTCTTTCTGGGAAGAGGTCTTGTTGCACGGGCTGCATTTACGGCAAACAAAACTTTTTATGGAAGCGATATGAATCGCAATCGTTTGGCAGTTGCTATCAGTGAAGTGACAAAGCTTGGTGGCGAATGGACAGTAACTAAATAATTACGCATATGATTAAACTCTCTCAGATTATCATCCTCAACGTTCCGAAGCGAGAACGTGAAGGAAAATACCTTAAGAAGTTGATAGAGACCAGCACGAAGCCTTATGGAATTCCTGTCAGTATCTCTATGGACCGAGGTAAGGGTCTTTGGGACAATTATTCCCAAGCATTGACGCAAGAGGTTGCGAAAGGAACTCATCGTATGATTATCCATGATGACATTACCTTCGACCGTAACATTCTTGCCAAGATTTTACATATTCTCTCTTTTGCTCCAGAAAAAAACGTTATCAGTTTCTACAATCCAACAAATGGTGACTATACTGATTGTTACGCAAAGGGCAAGCACGTTATCTCTACAAAGACAAACTTCTGGCTGCAGGCAAGCGTATATCCAAACGACCTTGCCAAGGATTTTGTTGAAACATCAAACAAGATGACGGATGATCAGACACGTTATGATGATTCGCGTCTTAAGGCATACCTTCAGGCAAAGGGTATCGACCTTTACGCCATCGTTCCCGGTCTGGTTCAGCATTTCGGTGCATACAGAAGCACGTTCAACAATCCAGGCGCAGTAGGTGGCATTCCTCGAAACAGCAAGACATACGACAACCAGTTTGATGTAGAGTCTGTAGATTGGGAGAGTGAGTTCAAGAATCCTTATCTGGCTAAGTCAAGCAAGGATTGGGTTAAGGAAATCGTAAACAAGGAATTTCTCGATGAATACAAAAAACTATAAGGAAAATCTTGCCTTGAAATTGGCGAAGGACAATATCGAGGTTGAGCAGGTTAAGCCTCTGCAGATCGACTATGTTAGGGTTGACGACATTTATCCGAATGACTACAACCCTAATACGCATGATGCAGACAGCTTCGATTTGCTTATCAAGTCTCTGCTTTATTTTGGCTTTACTCAGCCTATTGTGGTGAACCGCCCTACAATGCAAATTGTAGATGGCGAGAACAGGTATCGAGCCGCATGCGTGATAGGTTACGAGATGGTTCCCGTATGCTTCGTTGACTTTGACGAGGAGAAACTGAGATACGCAACCATCATGCACAATGCTGCACGAGGGCACAACAATAATGAGATGATGGGTAAGTTGAAAGATTACCTTGACACTCATTTCAATAATTCTAGTGACAAGGTTTTACTAAAAAACAGAAAGTAATATGATTTTTTATGGTGAAAAAAATGTCTATGAGGCTGCTATTGAAAGATTCCGATACATCTTCAATGAGTTTTATGGAAAGAGACCTATCGTCATAACGATTTCTGGCGGTAAGGACTCTACTGTCTGTCTTTATCTCGCAAAAGAAATTATGGACGAAATGGGAATAGAGAAGATTCCTGTTCTATTCCTTGACCAAGAGGCAGAAACTCCTATGACTGTTGAGTACATTCGGTACATTATGCATCTTCCATGGGTTGAGCCTTACTGGGTCCAGTCTTTTTTTCAAGAATGGAACGCCTCAAAGGGAGATTGGTTCAATGTATGGGGGCCAGGAGAGCAATGGTGTCGTGAGAAGGAGCCCAACAACCCATACGCAAATTTGGACTTAAAGGTACATCAGTACTTCACTCACACACTTGCTTGCGCTCAGAAAACACTCTTCGGTAATAGCTTCGTTAGTATCGGTGGAGTCCGCATAGAGGAATCTCCTGCCAGACTGTCTGGCTTAACCCATGGCGATGTGTACAATGGCATTACTTGGGGAGGTGGTGGAGGCTACTACAAGGATGGCACTCCGAGAAGTATGGTACTCTACCCTATCTGGGATTGGAAGGTTAACGATGTCTGGTATTACATCTTCCACAATAAGATACCTTACAACAAGCTGTACAACTACGAGTTCACGCAAAAACCACTGAAAGCTTGTCGTGTAAGTTCACTTATTCACGAGAACGCAATACACGATGTACAATTCATCAAAGAGGTTGATCCTAAGTTCTACAACAAGCTTCAGAAGCGAGTAATGAACTTGAACTCAGTGGTCCAGGCACATAATAGCTTGATATATTGGTGTGACCACTTGCCACCATATTTCAAGGACTGGGACGAGTACGTATGCTATCTTGCAGAAAACATCTCTGAAAAGAAAGAGAATGGGCAGAAGATTGTAAAAATGTACCGTAAGGTTCGTGACAAGTGGTTAGAAAAGATAGGAGCATTTAAGGACGGAGTTAAGTTTACAGAAGACTTTGTTGGATGGTACGGTTGTGTTTGTATTATAGCCGAGGATTTTGTAGGAAGCCGTTTCCGTAATGTTGACCGAACGATGCTCCAATATTACAACGACCACTACAAGGAGATTAAATTGGCAGAAATAGAATCTAAAAAGAAGAAATAATGGAATTGAAGGATTTATTAAAACAAGAGTTCGATAAGGCTCCGGACAAGTTTGCTTTTCTGAATCAAGTCAGAGAAATACTTTATTCTTTTTCTCCAGAGAAAGTAAACCCAGTGGAACGTGTTCTTTGGATTCCTATGGAAGACATTGTAGCAAACAACTACAACCCTAATTCCGTAGCAGACAAGGAAATGCGTTTGTTGTACACATCAGTGCGAGAGGATGGATACACAATGCCAATCGTAACGATTTGGGATGAGAACCTAAAGAAATACGTGATTGTCGATGGCTTCCACAGAAACCTCGTAATACGAAAGTTCAAGGACATAGCGGAACGTTGCCACGGTCGCCTTCCTATTGTTGTTATAGACAAAGATATCGACCAGCGCATGGCTTCTACAGTAAGACACAACCGTGCTCGTGGAAGCCACTCTGTGGATGGTATGTCAAACATTCTTTTCAATATGTTGCGTGATGGTGTTCCAGAGCGCAAGATTTGCGAAGAGCTAGGATTTGAGATGAAAGAACTGGTGAAACTGAAATATATTACAGGTTTCGCAAAAGTATTCAAGAACTACAAGTACTCAGCAGCCGTAGAAAAGGTAGTTGATGAGAAACGTGTAGCTCGTAGTGGTGTAGAAATTAAACATGATAAGAAATGATCAAAATTCAATCAGTTAAGTTAAAGGACATCTTTCCTTATTACGACAACCCTCGTGACAACACAGATGCCATAGAGCCAGTAAAGGAAAGTTTTAATAAGTTTGGCTTCATCAAGCCTATTATCTGTGACAGTAAGGGTGTTATTATTTGTGGCCATACTCGTTATGTGGCAGCTTTTCAGTTAGGTCTGGAATATGTTCCTGTCATTTATTCAGACATGAACGACGAGCAAGCAAAGAAGTTCCGTATTGCGGACAATAAGCTTGCAGAGAAGTCTGAGTTTGACGAGAATGAGCTTCTAGAGGAACTTAGAAATATGAAAGTTCCTTCTGATATGCAAGCATTCTTCTTTGAGGACATAGATCAGATGCTCAACTTCGACATTGGCACCATTAATCAGCAAGCCGATGAAATGGGTGGTTTTACTAACGATTATGAGGAAACTGATGATACGGAGTATGATAAAGAAGGTTACGGAAGTGAAGATGAACAAGAAACCTTTCATTCGGAGGGAGATGAAGGTGAGTCCGCAGGTACTCCCTCGGATGAGGAACTTGATCCTGCCGACAAACTCTTTGTTGTGCAGGTTCGAGAAGATGGTTCTAAATTCATGAAAGTAGTCTGCCCATATTGTGGCTATATTGAAGTTATAGATATTGATGATTAACAATGAGTGACGTAAAGATTAACACTAAGGTTATTGAGCTTAACATCGGTGATGTCAAGGCTCATGAGGGTTCTCATAAGACTGATGAAACGGTTGTTGAAATGATTAAGAACTCGCTTCAAGAGTTTGGTTTCCAACAACCTATAGTTATTGACAAGGACAACGTTGTTGTTGCAGGAAATGCTCTCTTGAAAGCAGCTTTGGCACTTGGCATGGAAAAAGTTCCATGCTTGCGTACCGATTACCTTACGGATGAGCAAATTCAGCAATATCGTATTGCCGACAACAAGACTTCCGAATTTGCAAAGTGGAATGAGAAGAAACTTCGTAAAGAGCTTTCTTATTTGGAAGATCCTAAGTCCTTACAATATTGTTTTGACAATAGCATTATGTCTATGCTTGGCATGGACCAGAAGCCAAAGCAACCAAAAGCCATCTCAGCTTCTAAGGAAGATGCGAACCTTCCTGCGAAAAAGGCCAAGAAGGTTGTGACTGAGGCTGAAAAGGATGCTAAGTTCAAGCAAGATGCCCGTGATATGGAAAAACAGTTACAGGCAAAGCCTTCCGAATACTGGGAGTATCATTGCTCCAAATGTGGTAAACTTGTAAAGGTTAAGAAGTCATGACAAACGAATCATCACAGCCGAAAGCAAAGTCTTTCGTACACAGAATACCAAGACCGAAGGGGAGACCACCGAAGTTCGACACCCCGGAGGAATTGTGGGATAAGTTTGTGGAATACTGTGATGATGTTGAGAACAACCCATGGCAGCAAAAGGTCGGCAGCAACTCCATCGCTGGCGCAGGCGGAAAATCCAGCAACTCAATGAGGCAGGAGGTTCGCGTGCTGCCAAGGGCTTATACCCTTTACGGCTTCATGGCTTTTTGTGGAATAACCCAGAAATGGGCGGACTTCCGCAGGGGAAACACCAAGAGAAGCAAGGGTTTCGAGGCAACCATTGCACTCATCGAGAACGTGGTGTGCTCCCAACAACTTGACGGAGCGTTGATACACCAGTTTGACAGCAGCATAGTTGCCCGTCTCAATGGATTGGCAGACAAGCATATCCAGGAATTAACAGGAAAGGATGGTGAGGACTTCAAGTTCCCTAAGCTATCCATGGATGATATTAAAGAATTACAGAAGATAAATGGACTTTGAGAAACAACGTCTTCTTCATAAGCAGCTGGTGGCTTCTTCACTGCTGCAATTCACTACCAAGATGTTCGCCTACACGACCCAGAGAGAGTACGTTGTAGGCGAACATCATAGAATTATATGCGATGCACTGATGGATGTAATAAAGGGTAAGACCAACAAGCTAATAATAAACATTGCACCTCGCTATGGAAAAACGGCCCTTTGCTCGCAGTTGTTCATAGCCTATGGATTGGCACTTAATCCAGCAGCAAAGTTTCTTCACATATCCTATTCCAGTGGACTTGTACAGGACAATTCCGTTGCCGTCAAGGACATTATTATGTCGCCATACTACCAGGCTTTATTCCCAGAGGTAAAGTTCAAGAAGAATGACAACACACGTGCCAAGTGGAGCACAACAGCAGGAGGTGGCGAGTATGCCACATCCACACTAGGACAGATCACTGGTTTTGGCGCAGGTCAACCAGACTGGACCGAAGAGGAAATTGCGAATATGGACGAGTTCACAGCCAAGTTCAATCCAGCCATGTTCTCCGGGGGAATAGTTATTGACGATCCCCTGAGACCAGAAGACGCTCTTTCAGACAAGGTGCGAGAAAGCATCAATAGGAGATTTGAGACTACCATTCGTAACCGAGTAAACTCCAGGCACACTCCTATCATAATTATCATGCAGCGTTTGCACGAGCACGACTTATGTGGTTACCTGCAGGAGATAGAGCCCAATGAATGGGCGGTAGTTTCTCTGCCAGTCATACAGAAGGACGAGTTTGGCAACGAGAGAGCCTTGTGGCCATACAAGCACAGTTTGGAAGAGCTTTATAAGATTAGGAGAGCCAGCGAATTTGTATTTGAGACACAGTACATGCAGAACCCGACCCCAATGGAAGGTCTTATGTACCATGTCTTCAGAACGTACGACGCACTGCCAGATCGACGCAAGTGCCGCATGATAGGAAACTACACAGACTCAGCAGACACTGGTTTCGACTTCCTTTGTTCCATCTGCTTTGACGCTCACGATGATGGCTACTACGTTACTGACGTACTCTACACAAAGAGACCGATGGAGTTTACTGAGCCAGCGCAAGCGAACATGCTGAAACGGAACGGAACGGACATATGCTTCGTGGAGAGCAACAATGGTGGTCGCTCCTATGCAAGGAATGTGGAGAGGGAAACCAGAAAAATTGGCAATGTAAAGACTAGGTTCGTTACATTCACTCAGTCCAAGAACAAGATGATCAGAATATTCACTCGTTCAAACGAGGTAAACAATAAGCTCGTATTTCCTTCCAACTGGGAACAGTTGTGGCCAGAGTTCGCCCACGACTTGAAATACTACCGCAAGGAGGGATATATGGCTCACGACGATGCTCCCGATGCCGCTACGGGTATCATTGAGAAATGTGAGGAGTGGCTTAACAATGCTACAAACTCACAGCTCATGAGGGGCGGCTTCTTGTAATTTCTTTTTATTCATGATTTCGGGTGTCTGTTCGAGAGAATGGACACCCTTTATTTATCTGATTCTCAGCGGTTTGTGTTTTAGTATTTTTAACTAAAAAAGATGTCGGTATATTTGCATATATCAAATAATTTTCGTACCTTTGCATATAGATAAAAGGTAGTACTTTTGATTAATCAGGGCCTACCAAGAACATAAGTTGAACCAATTAAAATTATAAAGATTATGAGATTTTCAAAAGCTGAGATTGAGAACACAAGAAAGCACCTTCAAGGATTACGCTCCAACAAAGGACGCTACATCTCCGACGACGAAGTTAAGGATTATCTGAAAACGATTAGTGTTTTTTAAGTGAGTAACTCACGAACATAAGTTGAACCAATTAAAGATAAAAATTATGAAATCAATCAGTAACAAAATTAAGAAATATGAAGCAGCTTTCAACGAGCAGAAGGAAGCTTCTTTGGCTTGGGACGAGTTAAATAAAAAGGAGAACGAGCTTTACGATAAGTATATGGTCGATTTCACTGGTAAGATAAATGGCTTTCTCTCTTCAATAGGAGTCAATCTGATATTTGATTATAAGAAGGATCTAAATATAGACCACTTCATCTATAAGCATTCCGAGTTAGACGACAAGACTATAGAGGACATCTTTGCATATTCGGATTCATTGCCACGCTTTGAAAGCGGTATTAATTTTCCCGACCAGAAAAGCGGTTTAGCATTCAGAACTTTCCTAAATCTTAATCTTCCTATTGATTTAAAGCAAAAGGACTTTTCTTCAAAAGAGATTTTCGAAGATTACAAGCAATGTGTTTACAGTGCAACCCATGATTTCGATTAAATAATATGAAAAAACTAGTTTACGGTTATTACGAGTGTTTGAACCTTGGTGAAATCCTATCACTGATTAATGAGGAGAAGGTGAACGAGACAATGAAGTCTAACGGTGAATTTAAGGAGGACTAGGCTATGTTTGATTTGGTTGAGACAAGACTTCTGAAATACAAGAAGCACATCATACAGGTTTTCGAGGACATGTTTGGACAGAGATACGTTTACATCGACGGTATCACGCCGGCATATTCAGTTAATAACGCTAAAAGAATGATTAGCCTATGTTATCAACAGTAATAAATACCGATGGTCTCCACAAGAATGTGGAGCCATCAAACGGAGAGGATTTCTCACTGGAAGAATTGAGAGGGTTCGTGGGAGGACACATCGAGATGGTCCGACTCAGCAAATCGCAGGTGATGGTAGTCAATGAGGAGGGCAAGGTTAACGATCTTCCAGAGAACCAGTACGCCACGATGCTTGTGAATATTGCAGGTATCAGAGACGTTATAGTAGGTAATGTATTAGTTTGTGACATCAATAAAATTAAGTAACATGGATAAGGACGAATTGAAGCAGTATTTGATTGACGAGGCAGAATACACCGAGTCAGAGGTTAACGAGATGGATTCAACTGAGCTTTTGGATTCATGGTTGCAATACAATAGTATTATTGGTTACACTGATGACATCAAAGATGTTATCGAAGCCGCTTTCGGTGTTAGCCTGGAGGACTAGTCATGGAGGGCGAGTATATAGGAAAAGATGGGTATGGGCGCGAAATGCGCCTGTACCATAGCTGCAACACAGTCTTCTGCGACCACATAAAGAATGGTCGTGTTGTCAGAACTGGGCAGCAGATGGTTGACAATAGAATCATCATGATGTTTGGTGCCAGACACATTAGCGGTGCTTACATTTATGACGAGGTGAAACGCATATATGGAAAGAGCCTATGAAACCAATGTTAGCAACCAAGTATTATCCGTCGCAGGTTAAGTTCCCATGTTTCGTTCAGCCAAAGTATGATGGTGTACGTTGCATTCTCCAAGAGGGAGAGGACGGAGAGGTTCACCTCGTATCTAGAGGCGGCAAGGAATATGATGTACCACAGATTAAGAAATGGGGAGAGAAGCACCGTGGCATTCTTCCACTAGATGGCGAGATATACAACCACCAAGAGCTTACCTTCCAGCAGATTTGCTCAGCAGTCAAGTGTCGCTCTGAACTTACATCAAAGCTAAGGATGGTAATCTACGACAATCAGTTGCCGAGGTGTTTCTCACTCAGATGGAGAGCATTGCAGGCAGTATTCAGTACTATCTCCCCAGACGATCCAGTCTATCTTACACAGACGTTCGTTGCCCACTGCGAGAAAGACATCAAGCGTTGGCACAAGGTCTTCGTTTCCACAGGCTACGAGGGAGCTATCATCCGCAATGCAGATGGAACCTATACCGAAGGCAGAAGCAATGACCTTATGAAACTGAAGACATTCGACACAAATGAGTTCGAGGTGGCAGACGTGTTGGAGGCTGGGGGAAATGATGCCGGCACGGCAATCTTCAAGCTAAAGGTTAAGGGTGAGGTGTTCTGTGCAAGACCGACAGGCTCTAAGGCTCTGAGGGCGCAATATCTTGCAGACAGGGATGAGTTGATTGGGAAGATGGCTACCGTCCAGCACCAAGGCTATTCGGACGCTGGAGTGCCAAGGTTTCCAGTGATGTTAAACATAAGGGACTACGAGTGATGGGAGCATTCAATATTAACACTTACTACGGATGTGCCAGTTGTGAGGCAGCTGACAAGTATGGGAACGGATGTAAGCACGGATTGATGTTCCCCGTTCTACTTATCATGGCAAATGCCAAGGAATGTCCGAATTATAAGTTCAAAAATAAATCTTTTGGCTCAACATAATAAAAAAGCATTTTATACGTTACTGAAAATAAAAATTATGAAGATTTACGTTTGCAACACAGGGGATCAGGTGCAAGACTATATGAAGTTTTATGTAGTTGCCGCCAGCAACAAAAGAGAGGCATATTCCGTACTAATGAAGTACATCAAGGATCCAACAGAGTATGTTTATGAAAGTGACATTGCTGAATTAGACAAGGCTTTCGCAGAAGTTGAGGATGCTTGTGTATTGTATTCAAGTGATTAAAAAAATGGTTCAACACAATAAAGTACCATGTGGTGCGTTATATGAGTATCAATTAATATTCATAAAACTAAAGCTTAGCTACCGGCACGACGGGCGCATCACATGGGAAATAGAAAATTTGTTCCACAGGTAGGAAACCATCTTGGAACTATCTCGGACATTTTAGCTGTTGTTTCATTTATAGCCATAATAGGTTCAATTATAACTTGGATAAACGCCTCGAATACTTCTGGCGTTTATGGATATGAAAGTTCAAGTATTAGTGGTGTACAAGCATTTGGCTACGTTATTGATTCATTGCTTTGCTTGGTAGGTTCTTTTGTTCTCAGAGGATTCTCGTTTATCGTGAAAGCAGCCGTACGCTATCTCGACGAGAAAGGTGAATTTGATGAGAAAGAAAATGCTTAAAATGGTAGATTATGGTAGCATTTATATCAATCGTAGTACTCATCATTGTAGCTGTTATTTTCCAAGCTTGGATGAATGCCAAAGAGAGGAAGAGGAAAGGAAAAGAAATTGAAGAGAAAATCGCTTCTTTAAAAGATTTCGTTCAATCATCTTCTGTTAAGGGAATAAATAATACATATTCCTTTTTAGTTGACAACGTTCATAAAAAAGTAGCGTATGTTAGTCCTACAAACAAGACTGTAATACCATATGAACAGATTATAAGTGTTGAATTGTTAGAGGAAGGTAAAACTACTTCTAAGAAATCGACAATGCGAACTGTTGGAGGCGCATTGATTGGAGGAGCAATCGGAGGTGGCGTAGGTGCTATTATAGGTGGGTTATCCGGAGCATCGTCCGAGACTAAGAAAGTTTCTTTGATTCAGGTAAAAATTAGGCTTCGCGACATGAATAGTCCTTCGTTCACAATTACAACATTCAATGCTCGAACAATGACAGTAGAAGGCAAGCCTATTACAGCCAATAGTACAGAAGGTTACATTTACAGACAAGGGCGTTCTGACGCAAACAGAATAATAGATTTAGTTAGTACGATTATTGACGAAATAGACGAGCTGTAACCAGATGATTACCATCAGTGAGCACATTGGCTTTCGAGTCTTACAAAACATTAAATGCACCATCGAGGGCTTGAACCAATTAAATTTCGAAAAAAAGATTTGGATTTTCCAAAATAAAAATATTACCTTTGCAGTGGTAAGGGAGAAAGAAAAGGATTGGACTATCCACCATATGGATACCCAATCCTTCTTTATTATTTAGGAAGTTTCATTTTATTCTTTAGTTTCACTATATAAAAATCTTTCTCCAAATTATTTTTCCACTTGACTATTTCACTTACAAAATATTCATTATCTTTAGAGCATAAGATTTCCCTTTCATTTGGATGAATAGAAATATGAGCAATACTTGTTCCCAGTTGGGCATCATCCGTTTCGAAGATAATCCGCAAAGGAGTTTTAGGATTAGGGAAAGTATATCCCTCGGCCACAGCCTTGCTTGTACTCCAACTAGAAATTCCATTCATATTTATAGTAGTACCATTTTTGCTCTTTTCATACAATTCATCTAAGTAGCTTTCAGAGGCATGCATTCCTCGATACGTTGTTCCGCCATTCCATTTAGGGGACTTAGTGATGAACTCCTCACAAGCATCGACCCTTTCCTTCCATTCTTTTACGCTGTGCCGCAAATCCCAGACATCAGTACCTCCCATTTGAACGGTTCTCATATCTTGGTACGCTCCGAACGAGAAGTCTCTGATGCTTTCATACATGAAGTCTGCTTTTTCCGCCGAGACCCCTGTTTGTTTCATGATTTCAGCAACGGCCTCTTTTTTATCCATTCTCTCATATTCGCTTTTTTGTTGTTTATTGTTTCCCGGCATCAGTTTTTCTTCTTCTACCTTTTCATTAAAATATTTCTTGTTTTGAGAGTAGAAAACAGGTTTATTCTCTGCTATCTTTTGTTTATTGTCATCTACCCAAGCCTTAAAATTATGTGGAACATCAATCTGTTTATCATCTCTTTTTTTCGCCCAAAACTCTTCCTCACGCATGATCACAGGGACAGCATAGCACATGCAATTCACGTGCCATCCGGTCCAATAGAAATCACCTGGATAGACACCTGCAAGCAAATCACACATATCGTGCTTATGACTTGGATTGTTGGTAGTCTTTATTTCCTTGCCTTTAATGTAGTCCATCCTAGCCCATCTTTCCTGCTCGGCAGAACGGTAGGCCATGTTTATCTCGTTACGTGCCAGGCGCACACTTCTGTACTCGCAGTTCTGAATGGTTATGGCCTTGCCGAACTTCTTCTTGTAGTCCTTGGCAAGCAGTGGGTAGTCGTTGAGATACTTGCTTACTTTCTTACTGAGCTTGACGGCACTCATACCTTTCTCTATTGAGGTGGACAGGGTTTTCTCCAAAGCCTCCTTTACGTCTTCCCTTTGGTTCCAGATACGCTCGGAGAGATTGAGTCCCTTTACTTTTCTTTCGATGAAGGCTTTCTTGGCTGCATTGTTGTGCTCGTAGTAAGCTTTCTCCTTATTCTCGCCTATCTTCCTCACGAAGCTCTTGATAACTCTTTTGGCGAGTAGGTCCTGCAATGTGTTGCTGTTCTTCCACTCGTCAGAGATGCCACTATACACCAGTGCTTGCATGTTATTGGAATAATAGTCGAGCAGGGCATTTACCTTTTTCTCCGTCTTAGGGTAGTCGGCAAAAGAGAACTCGCCATCCCCATCGTAGTCGGTGGAGGTGGCGATCTTACTTGCTTCCTTAGCCAGCGTTCCGTAGATAACCAAAATCTTCTTGGTATATCCGTTCAGTCGCTTAGCCAAGTCCTTGTATGCCTTCTTCTGATTAGGCAATTTTGGCTTTTTCATACAACTTTGGTTTAAAGTGTTCACAACAGTCCCAATTCAGCAGCATGCAATATTTCTGAAACTTGCATCTGCATAGTATTGGCTTTCCTGCCAGACTCATGCTATGATGATCGTAGGCATGAGCACATTCACGGCAAAAATGTCTTACTTGGTCAGCTTTCTTCTTTCTCATTACTCCTCAGAAAATAAGTTAGGCATTGCGGCGGCATTTCTCTCCGATTCAGCTTTGTCTTCTTCGATGATTTCCTCATAGGTAGCATCTGGGTCGTCGGAAATGCCGGCACGTCTGATTGACTCCTTTTGGCTGATGATAGGCTTGTTTCCGTTACCCTTCATCCACTTGTCTATCTGCGTCATTTCGTCCTCTTGTATGAAAGGAGTGATTACATGTTCGATAGTTATCTCATCCATTCTACTCTCCCATTTCTTGTTCATCTGACCGAGGAAAGCCTTGATGACATTAGCTTCTCTCTCGAAGCCCTCAATCCAGGCACCAGACTCCTCTCCCACTTTCAGGTGAGCGTCCATAAGTAGTGTCTTTCGAGAATCATAACCAATGTTTCCCAAGGACTTCATGTTCTCGAAGCTGATGTCTGGCATCTGAGACTGCATGAAGAAAAGTTTGATGAGTGTATCAACGTGATATTTCAGAGCCTCTATAGCCTGCTGCCAGGAAACATAACTCACATCACCATTATCCGCGACACGGAAAATTCGTTGCGTAGCACCTTTATGCTCTTGTCCAACAATGCTTCCCGCAACCTTTAATACAGGAGCAGAGTTGTAAGCGACAACGTCACTGTTTCTAGAGATAGTGTATTCGATGTTCTCTCGGATAGGCTTCAATCCCTCCCAGCAAGGCTCGTGTCGGTACCAAAACACAGCAGGTATCTTGCCTATGCTTATTTCATCTTCTGCCAGTTGACTCCAACCTTTTGCCTTATCCCCTAAAGATAGGTTCCACTTATAGTGCTTGTCGGCTGTATAAGTCTCAAAGAAAGTGTACTCGTCGTCTGCTATCTTCTGTTTGTATTCAAAAGAAAGAGCAAGCAGATCACCATACCCATCAAAATATGGGTAGATATCAACTCCATCCATTGGCGAGAACGTCTTGCACTTCAGCTTGTACTCGCTGTCAAAGCCATACAGCTTGTTACGTTTCTTCTGGGCATACCACAGTGTAAACATCTGACAAGAGGCATAGTAGCACTTTGCTCTGTGCATGTTCTCGGTATCGATGTGGGCACAAGTGTAGATTTTCTCTATAGCCGTAACAATCTGTTTAAGTTCCTCGTCATTCTGATTGTAGTGATAAATACGCTTTGGAGGAATTGCCACTGTGAACTCAGAGATTCTTCGTGTCAGAAGCTTTTCAAGGCCGATTGTAATTCTAGCCGCTCTTTCTACCGTTCCATCATCTAGGAATTTGTCTGGTCTGCCAGCCTTATCTTCCACGATTTCGTGAAGCTTTGGCTCATACTCCTTAAGAAGATCACCCCAATCTGGGATGTCCAATGTGCGTTGTTTGAGAACTCCAATGACTTCCCCAACGTCCTTTTTGTTAAATAATTCATTGAAATTTATCATAATCTTCGAAGTTTAATGATATGCAAAATTATTCATATATTCGCATATTTTCGCCGTTTTTAGTATTTTTAACTAAAAAAGATGTCGGTATATTTGCATATATCAGATAATTTTCGTACCTTTGCATATAGATAAGAGATGGTAGATTTGATTAATCACCACCTATCACGAACATAAGTAGAACCAATAAAAGATAAAAATTATGAATAATTCAGTTGAAACAAAGAAGGCAGAGGTTGTAAAGAACATTGAGAATGTGTTTGAGTCAGCCACAAAGAAGATTCAGAACATCATTTCTGTTTGCCCTGATTGGGAGGTAGAGGGTATTGACTTAGGCTACAAGTCACTTATCGTCCACTTGAATTTGAAGGGAGTTGGAAGAGACAGAGACATGGTGATTCGCTATCAAGCTAAAGTTGGTAATTTCCAGGAAGAGTCTTTCAACACCAATGTGGCATGCTGCGGTAGCTTTGACCTTCTTGATGCAAATGACAACCTAAGTACTACACAGCGGTTGGCGACATCCTTAACCATAAAGATATGCTTTCACTTTTGAAAGATACTATGGTCCACTTCACAAATAAATTCATTGAGTTGCGTAAAGAATATGATAAATTAGACAAGGAGGATTAATTATGACAAAGCAAGAAGAAATCGACATTCTACAGTCCTTGAAGGGCGACACCTATTTCGCTCAGTTCTTCGGAAGCAAGGATATTGATCAGATGTGTCAGAACATCAATAACGACTTCGCTATTGAGGGTGGATGCGGATTTAGCCAGAAAGCTGAGCAGCTTCAGAGAATCATTGATGACCTAAAAAAGGAATATGTCAATAACATGCGTAATTGGGGTATGAAGATAATTGAGGCTATCAGTAGTGGTACCGATGAGGATGAAATCTATGGTATTGTCAAGGATGAACTCGGAATTGACGAAATCATTAAGTTCAAGCATTCGAAGCACATTGAATTAAACGATGATGAGTTGAACTATTTAGTATCGAAGATATGAAAGTGATAGTTAATGCACCAGGAGAAAGAGTACCGGTCGAGGTCAAGGGACTTGTCTCAGCCATCCAAAGAAAGGATGGAAATTGCGAGGATTGGCTCAATGCATATAACAAGCACCCTTTCGATTTCACTTGGAATGGACACAGAATGACGGTCGAAGACCTTCACGCCTCCTACGGAGTTATAGGCTACACCATCGAATATCGTGGAGTCACGATAGATGTAGATAACGAATTACACGCAATTAGAATCATAGACAATGACTAGATATCATTCATGCAAAGATTGCATCGCCTACGGCTCATGCAGAGACAGTAAGGCTGGACAGCGTGGTTACATCTGCGACCAATGGGATTGGAGATACGCAGGATCGTGGTTTGACAATTAAAGATTAAGAGCAATGAAAACAGAAAAAGTAACAAAAGACGATTTGATTAATACGCTCAAAGAGCGAGGGATTAAAGATGAGGTCAAGCAAGAGAAAATCGTTGAACGCTTGCAAGTCAATGGTTGTTTGATAGCAATGGTGGCAGACGTTCTCGACAACTTGATTAAGGACGAGGAGGACATGCTGAAATTGTTAGAGGTAAAGTACAAGAACGAGCAGAAGATGTACCGAAATAATATGATGGACGCTGCTAAAAAATTCTCCTTCAATATGAAGGGATTTACTCAGCACTTCTTCGGTACAGAAATCAACGACAACCTGGAGGACAATGCCCAGGACATCTACGACATCATCAAGCTCCTTGCCGACCACACCAATGATCACAAGGACATGGAGACCATCAAGCGTAACCTAAGAAAGCGTAAGTTAAACCATCATATTTTCGACTAGTATGAAAGAATTTAAGATTGATATTGATTTGTCCGATTTGTTTGACAACTTGGATGATACTAGTAAGCAGGCGTTTCTCTTGGAGAAATTCGGTGACTTGAATGCCAGAGACCAAAAGGATGTCTTAGGAGATATGCTTGGCACGCTTTCGGGCACTGATGCGGCGGAGTTGCTAAAATCATCTTTTGACAACCTCAACGAGCAAGGTCAGAATGAGGTTATGAATTACGTAAATGATGTAATGTTGGAAGGGGTTTAGTTATGATGTCCTACAAGCAATATCAAGTAGCTAGTGTTGAACCATTATAACTTATAGCCTATGAAAGAAATACAGCTCAAGTGCATGCTCACCTTCGCCAACAATCATAAGGAGCAAGTTGTGGTATGCCTACGGGGGTAAACCTATCTTCTTTGAGCAGAAAGAAAAGGAGTTGGTTAGCGACTTCAACAGAATGCTAGCCAATACCAAAAACAGAGTTGTTAAATGTCACTTAATGAGAAATTAAGATTATGGAACAGAAAGATATTGATATTTATGAGATTTTGAAGGGCATGCCATATGGCACCCCACTTTACACGCCAATGTGCGGAAATGTTGAGTTCACTTCAGTTGAAGAAGACAAGGAGAAATTGGGAGCAATCTGGACTGAGGATAAGAACAACGGAGAGCACTCCTTCGACAAGAACGGCAAATGGATGGAGGGAGGAGAAGTCCTGCTTTTTCCATCAAAGGAAATGCGAGACTGGCGCAAATTCTCATGGAAGAAAGGAGATGTGTTAGTAAGTAATGAAGGTGATGTAGAAGTTATCTTTGATAAATGGTACGATGATACTTACACAAATTTCTATGGTAAACATTACTTAGATAGTGAGAATGAAAATAATATCAAGTATTTTGAAGGATTTGTATGCACAACAGAAAGATATTTTCTTGAATCTAAAGATGCCGCTCAGACCTATATCAACACCATCGAGGAGCGATTGGGTGGCAAGCTCAACTTAGAGACATTGGAGATTGAAAAACAGCCTGAGTTCAATGATGAGGATATAGTGGTGGTAGATAAAAACAAAGAAATGAATCTCGCTAAAATAATCGCCATTTATAATGATGGTGATATATTGCTAGGATTTAATAGTTATGCTTATCTTAACGTTTCGCTTGAAAAACTTAACTTTTGTAGTGAAGTACTAGCTTGCGGAAGAACACCTCGCCTAGCAACCGAAGAGGAGAAGCAGCAACTCTTTGACGCCTTAGCTAAGAAAGGCAAGCGTTGGAATGCAGAGAATAAGCAAATTGAGGACTTGCCTAAGAAATATGAGTTTAAGCCTTTTCAAAAGGTGCTTGCAAAGTTTGACGAAGATTGTGAATGGATGCCAGATTTCTTTTACTACTACGATAAGTCAGATAGTGAAATGCCTTATGTATGTATTGCTAATGGTAGAGCTATTGAGTGCATTCCTTACAACGAGGAGACCAAGCACCTCTTGGGTACAACTGATGAGTGGAAAGGAGGTGAGTGATGAGTAAAGCAAAAATCAGAAAGACAGGCGAAGTTGTAGATGTAATTTATTTTAGATGTTCTACAATAAGAAATATATATGATGAAGTCTCATATATAGATAGCAAAGGTATAGAACATGAGGGAGTGAATCTTAACTACTATTGGGACTTTGAAAATATTCCTAACTCAGATGCCATAATAGATTGGGAGCAGAGAAGATATGAGATAGCAAAAGATGTCGCAGCAGGTCTTGTGTCACGTCCTATCCCTACGTATGACAGTGTTGTTAATTTTGCTATCAAAACAGCAGATAAATTAATTGAACGTTTAAAGGAGAAGTAAGTTATGATAGACGATAAGAAAATAGAAGAAGCTGCTATTAATAAATGTGGCTTTATTTCATCTGAATTTTATAGTGGTGCTAAATGGGCTATCAATGAGTTCCTAAAGGACTTGTGGCATGATGCAAGTGAAGAGCCTAAAATGACTAATCAAGAAAATGAGTTTGTTGAATGCTTGGTTAGATTCAAGGATGGTATTGTATGCTTATATAACTATGATACTTGGCATCATTGGTGGTGCTGTGACGAAGGTAACCAAAAGTTCTTAGGGCTAATTGACAAGTGGCTCTACATTGACGATTTACTGACAAAAAAGAAGGAGGTGAGCAATGATTAGAGACGCTGCAAAGATAATTGCTACTCAATGGCTCTATATTGATGATTTACTTCCAAAGGAAGAAGATGGGAATGAAAAAGAATAAACACTCATTAAAGATAAGTCGTGACTTCTTTGGCGATACTACTCTTGATGGTTATCCAATAGCATCATATTCTAATGATGAATTGAAGATTCTAAAGAACCTGATAACAAAGGTTTTGAACGAAGTAAATGAATATATAAAAGAATAGGTGTATAAATGGATTATTATTAACGTGTAAATTAATTAGATGGCTATGATAGATAAAAATATGATAGAAAAGTATGCAGAAGATTATGCTTACCATAATTGTAGTGAAGAAGAAAATTATGCTGCATATCAAGCTTTTATGGCAGGCATCAACTGGTTCTTAGGTAACCTCCTGCATAGATATAACGAAGTTCCTAGAAATGACTATAGTCAAGTAGTCCTTATCAGGGGAAATAACCAAGCCTTGCCAACAATCCTAGATATGAATGACCTTATGGATAATTCAGAAGGGGAAGGTGACTATGAGTGCCTTTGGAAGGGTATTGTTAAAACTCATCAAATCAAAAAGTGGTTTTACATTGAAGATTTGCTGAAAGGAGGTGATAGGTGAAAGAACTTAAAGTTGGAGAATGCTTCAATTACTGTGGAAGAAAATTTATTGTAATTGAAGATAACATTGGAAATTGTTATGATTGCGCATTTTGTTGTGGCGAATGGTGTGCTAATAGTACGTTGAAGTGTATGTAGTATGGCAGTGCTACATTCTTGGTAATGCAAAGTGGCTGCTTTCGACAACGCTTCCAGATGGTATGTATTATGAGGTGACATACAACAAAGTCAAGAATGAGTTCTATCTTGATGCTTACAAGAAATTTGAGAATCGTTGCATTCCAAACAAGTAACTAACCACCTCTCCTGTAAAAGGGAGATGGTAAAAAGAAGAGAATATGGACTTAGTAATTACAATATTAGGTTGGATTGCATTAGGCGTTATATCTGCTTATCTGTTAGCAATAGCAGGAAAAATAATCTTTGATGCTGCAACCGCTGATTATAAGTTATACAAGCATGTAAGATTGTGTCGCAAGAGATTGCTAAGACAGCGATATGAAGATTATGCTTGGCTATTACTCCAGTTAGAGAAAGATACGGAAGTTTTCAATCTTACTCATAACACAAGAGATTGGACTTTTGAAGATTGGAGAGAATTTTATCTTAAAAAGGCAAAGGAGGATAAAAAGAAAGAGCTATGAATGTAGATAAAGCAAAGAGAAACATCAGAAAAGTATATAAAGATATTCAGACAGAATCCGCTTATGGTAGCACGGTTAGTGTTAGCAAGATGAATGAATGGGCAGAAATACTTGATGATGCACTTGCATTCTTAGGAGACTGACTTATGAATAAAATGTATCAGATAGACCAAGACCTCAAAGACAAGCTAGTCAAGCACTTCACCACCATCGAGTATATGGCTGATGAGCTGACTACTGGTAATGTGGCTCATAAGAAAGCAGCCATCAAGGGGGTTGCTGTAAGAGCAAAAGAATTTTTAATTAAACATACATAACTATGGATAAGAAAGAGAAATCAATCAATAGTCATATTGATAAGGCTATAGGCTATTCAGATAAGGCTCATGACGAGTTGCAAATCGCTCTAAATATTGCTTTGGAAGGAAAAGGGCTTAGTGACGAGGAAAAGGAACTTTTAAGCGTTGGCTTTGCAACAGGATCAGAAGAAGCCGTAGAGCGTGTTGCTGATGGTAGTTGTAATGATGAATATATCAGTGCATGGGATAGCCCAATTAGAGACTGCCGAATATCTGAGGTATATCGCATGACAGGTGAGCAGATACGTGAATATTTTAATTTGTAACTATGGATAAGAAGAAAGTTAAGGAGCTGATACAGGAAGTTATACGCAATAATGTTGATAGCTTGGAGTTTGGCAATGACAAGCACAATGCACCTCTAAGAAAGGCAAATACGTTGCTGCACGATGCCTTGATAGAGTTAAGTAAGTCTGACTGGATTTCTGTTGAGGATAGACTGCCCGAGTACAATGAAAGAGTGTTGGTTCGCTATAAATATGGTAAAGAAACATATACAATAATATTTTATAGAATGAAGGATGAACGTATTAGAAAATACAACAATGGGTTCATTCATCCTATTGATGGATTTTCAATAACTCATTGGAAACCTATCGAAAAGTTGGAGGATTGATTATGGATAGAAATCAAGCAAAACGGCTATTGCCTATTATTCAGGCATTTGCAGAAGGAAAGGTAATACAAAGTAGGCATATTAAAAGTGGTTCTTCACTTTGGTATGAAGTTGAAACACCAAACTTTGATAATAATGATTTTGAGTATCGTATCAAGCCAGAGTCTAAGTACAGACCTTTCAAAAATGCAGAAGAGTGTTTGGCAGAGATGCAAAAACATCAGCTATTTGGATGGGTAAAAAATCAAGGTTTATATAGAAATATAGCTAATGTCATGAGTTATTCTATAACATTTGCAGACAATGAGGCACGTGATGTTAATTACGAGCAAGCTTTTAAAAATTATACATTTGCCGACGGCACGCCCTTTGGTGTAAAAGTGGAGGAATAGTAATGGCGTATTGTTTGTGTGATTTTTGTGATTACAAGGATAAGTGTAAGTACTATCGAAAGGTAGTTGTTTGTCCTTATTTGAAAGAGGAGGAATAGTTATGGTAATTTCAAGAAAGAACTCATATTCGTATGCCGATAATAACAGGTATTAATGACTATAACTGGGAATTACTTGTAGTTGGAAATAAATTCTATAAAGAGAAATAGCGTATGAACAAAACAGATTTACATTCATCTTTACTCTTCCTAATGATTAAACTGGAAGAAGCAAAGAGTAATCAGATGGCAGACAAAAACTTTGTTGCTGCATTGACGGAAGTACTCAGATATTTCCGTGATAACGGAGAGTTGAAGAAAGCCTATGATCTTCAAAAGGATTCATTGACAGACATAGCTAATAGTCCTTGGGCGAAATTAGTAATGGGCATGCTTACTTCAAAAATGCAAGAAGACAAAGTTGATGTAGAGTTACCAAACATTGATGCTCTAATAAAGGAGAATACTTCTGATGAGTTCATCGAAAAGAAAATCAATGATGTTCTTGGTGGTGATGTAGAACTTAAAGAAGAATAGTATGAAAATACCAAGTAAGATTTACATCCGTAAGGTTCATTTGGAGAGCCTTGCAGAGAATGATTCCTCATTAGGTGCCAACTTACCTGTTGGGAAGAAACCTTTTCCGATGGAAGAAGATAATTGCGTTGAGTACGCCAACCTATCAGACATTTGGAATGATATTAACAAGTCAACTCCTATAGCCAATGGAGAGGCTTTCAAATATCCTATAATTGTATATGCAAAGTTGCAAGGAGTTCTGAAGGTTGGTATAGTCATTACACCAGAGGAACTTGCCAATATTGCAAAGTTGGCAACCACGAAGTTTGACAAGGTTCTTTGGGCTTACGTCAGAGACATAGTGCCAGGAGCAAAGCCAAAAGGATTGTAATTATGAGATTGGTTTATAAAAAGTCGTGGAAGATACAGCAATGTTGGTGTATTAATGGCTTCTATGAAGCAACTATAACAGGTTGTATCTACTTAGTAGATACCATGGTGGAGAAAACCCTATCTAATAACAAAGGTAATTGTTCCTTATCTGCCATCTCCAACCTATGATGGTGAGTATGCAACAAACAAGTATCTATTTAGATTTAATATAAATTCATATATAAATTAATAGTAAACTATGAGCAAGGAAACATTTATGAAGAAATTGATTTTATTTACATTCGTTACCCTGTTGCTTGCATTTTGCAGCAGAAGTAAGAACCATACAAATGGAGAAGAATATCTCTATGATACGATTAGAGTGTTCTCTGTTGATAAGATGGTAGAGACAAGAGGAACTGCCAATAATATCGACACGGAAATCTATTATCTGGTTTCGTGTGATAAAGGAGCTTACCGCATAGACGTTAGCGGTATATGGGCAAACCCTCAGCTCGTAGGTGTTATTAAACCAAATGGGATTTATGTTGTAAAGACGGCTATGTTCAATGCTCCCATCATAAAGCAATATAAGAGAATAACAAGATTAATGGAGGAGTTGTAGCTATGAGCAAGGAAACATTTGACTTCTCGGAGGCTCTGAGAAGAATGAAGGAAGGGAAGAAAGTGAGAAGGGTAATTTGGGAAGAATGTGGAGCTTATATCCATATTGTCTCTGAGACTATTGTGGCTGTATGCGATGGAAAATTCTTTCCTTGTGTTTTCAAAGATTCTGAGGATATTCTCGCAACTGACTGGGAGGAGGTGGAAGGATGAAGTATAGTTTCGCAAACGCCAAGCCTGTCAATCTCAGAAAGATAGACTACTGGTTTCGTGTAGGTCAGTGTGGATGCCATAAGACGGACTACAAGCCAACCCTAAGAGAAATCCGAGGAAGGGCTACTGAGAGGAAGAGGGTATGTAGTGAATTAACTAAAGCATTTTAAATATGGAAAAGAAAGTACTGACCCTATCGGTCAAGAAGGAGTGGTTTGACAAAATCGTGTCGAACGAAAAGAAGGAGGAGTATCGGGAGATTAAGCCGTATTGGGCTTCCAGACTGGTAAACCAGAAAGCTGGAAGTGGCGAGGTTTGTTTTGAGGGGTTTGGTGGTTATATTGCCTTAATAGGCAAATTGGAATACAAACCATATACTCACGTCCTCTTCATCAACGGATATGGAGACGACAAGCCACGTATCGAGAAGGAAATCGAGAGCATTGATATTGATAGACCCAGAAAGGGCTGGTGTCCAGATGAGTTTCTAGGGAAAGAATATTTCGTAATTAGATTTAAATAGATTATGGCTAAAGAAAAGACAGAAATTACAGAGTACATGAAGCTTACATATAAGCTTATGCAATGGGCGTTGCAAGAGCCTAGTAAAAGAGGAATACTCATCGTTACTTATGATGAGGAAAGAAATCTCACAGGCGCAGCTCCTGTGGGGAATCCTACAAACCTAGGTATCGCAATAGCTAACGAAATGGAGCAGAATAAAGAGTTTTGTTCCATAGTAGAGAGTGCTGTTGAAGCCCATAAGAAGTTCTTTGGAAAGGGTACTGATAAGTATCTCAGTAGTAAAGAGAAGCAAAACCTTTTGGAATTAACCAAAATTGTAGATATTAGCTACAAGGATTTATGCTGTTCATACCTGCTAATGAAGACAAGCGAAGAAAGCAGAATCCATAAGATAGAACAAAAGGCAAATAACGTTCAAAAGCTCATTCTCAGCATTATCGCAGAGTTCGAGAAGGACACCAATACTCATGTTAGAGATATATCCCTTGAAGAGGAAATCGTAAAGGATGAGAAAGGTAACGCCAAGAAACGCCTAAGAAACATCAGTATGGACGTTAAAATGTATTGATTATGACAAAGACTGTAGAAGAAATCCGAGAGTACCATAGAAAGTACTACCAGGAGCATAAGCAGAAGATGCTAGCGCAAGCAAAGAAATGGCGTGAGGAGAACGCTGATCGTGTTATAGCCAACCGCATCTACAACAGTACACATCATCGTATAAAAGAATACAATCATAAGTATTATCTAAAGAACAGAGAAAGAATACTAGAGAACAGTCGAAAAAAAAGAGCAAAAAAAGCCTTGGGCGGCAATATAGAACCCATAAATAAATATGAGTAGAGGAAAGCATTTTAGTGCAGAAGAAATCGAGTTCATCAAAGTAAACGCTTTGGTGATGTCAACGACTGATATTGCAAAGGCATTAGGTCGTAATTATTGGGCAGTGCATCGTAAGATGCAAGAAATGGGAATCAGCAAGAGTCATACATTTACCGCCAATGAAGATTTCATTATTAAGCAGATGTATGGCAAGTATTCAGCAAAGGTTATTGCGACAAAGATTGGTGTTGACGAGAACTCCATCTATAACCGATGCAAGAAACTAAAATTAACGAAAGGAGGTTTACGATGACTACAATATTGACAACCGCAATGGAAAAAGAGTATGATGTTATCAATAAGAGCGTAAAAAAGTGCAATCTTATGGAACGATGGGGTACAAGTCTCTATGTGCAGAGAACCGGTATAGGAAAGGTTAATGCTGCCAGCCATTTAACAGAATTACTGGAAGATAACATGAACGAGACGTTCGATAGAGTAATTTCGATAGGTTGCGCTGGAGCAGCATCCCCTACCCTAAAAGTTGGAGATATCGTGATAGGAAACTCTTATTGTTACCACGATGTGTATTGCGGAGAACCAAACTCCAATGGGCAAGTCCAGGGATTGCCAGCCGTTTTTCCTTCCTCCTTCGAGTGGATAAAGAACTTGGAGAAATACACTCTTGGGACGATAGCTTCAGGAGACTGGTTCGTGAACACACGTGAGAAGGTGGAGCAGATTCTTGCATTCCTTCCTAGATCTTACAATGTATGCGCAATCGATATGGAGTCAGCAGCACTGGCGCAAGTGTGCTACAAAAGAGGTATCGCCTTCACTTCGATACGCATAATCAGTGACAATCCTCTTCTGCCAAACCAACAGGAGCAATATGACACCTTTTGGGACGAGATGGCAGAAAAGGCTTTTGAAGAACTATCTAACATCTTGGCAAAATGATACAGAGTTTCTTAATTGATCATACAAGACTGAAGCCTGGTCTTTACGTCTCTAGAATAGACAAATGGGGGATGGAAGAGGCAACGACATTCGACATTCGAGTTTGCAAACCTAACAAGGATATGCTTACTCCTTCCGTTTCACACACGATTGAGCACCTCATGGCTAGCTATATGAGGGAAGATAGCGTCTATAGCAATTCCGTGTTATACTTCGGCCCGATGGGATGCCTCACAGGTTTCTATCTGATACTGAAAGGCAGATGGACTAGCAAAATGATCGTGCCAGAAATTACCAAAGCATTCTTCGAGTGCTCGAAGGCAATGGGCATACCCGGAGCTTCCGAAGTTGAGTGCGGAAATTATCGCATGAACGACTTACAAGGAGCTGTTGAAGTTTGCAAGAACTTTTCTCGTTACCTACAGAGTATAAAAGACGATTGTCTGAATTATCCAGATTAATTTATATTCACACATAAAGTATTTAATCATTGAATATATTTCCTTGTAATATATTTGGTGTTTAAATACTTTTTTTATAATTTTGCAGCATTACTTATTGCTATTGCTTCGTACTGGGATATTTCTTGAATTTATTGTTCAATTAAATATTTAGTTAGAATGAAAAAAAGAACGAAGCAAGTTTTAGTTATTCTGAAACCCAAATCAAAGGCGTTGGGGTTCAGTAGAGAGGAGTTAGAGGGTATTGCTGCCGATGTTGCCAATAACTTAGAACTCGATGAAGAAGCCTCAGACGAGGATGTAAACGCAGAGATTGAAAAGCAGGTCAATGCGGTTCTTCCTTATCTTAAGATTGCGCAAAAGACCGCGCAGCGTACTATCCAGAGCTTTAAGGATAGTCAAGACTTGGATGACGACGAGGTCGATGACGACGATGATGACCCTGCCGGCAACAAGAAACCAATCCGCAAACAGAAGAAAGAGAAAGAAGAGCAGGTCCCAGCATGGGCGCAGGCACTTATTACTCAGAACAAAGCCTTGCAGACCGAAATCCTCGGTTTGAAGTCAGAGCGTGAGAATGATGGCCGCCGTTCTAAGCTGAAGGCGCTCCTTAAGGACAAAGGTACGTTCGGTAAGACCGTCTTGAAGAATTTCGACAAGATGAAGTTCGAGAACGAATCTGAGTTCGACGACTTCTACGATGGTGTTGTGGAGGATTTGGCAGCTATCGATCAAGAGCGTGCTAACGAAGGTCTCGGAAAGCTTGGTGCTCCTGCGGCTCAGAGAAAGCCTAAGCAGGAAGAGGTTGAGGTTATCAAGGACAACGAGATTGATGAGCTTGCCGAAACTATGTAATCTTTAAATTTTAAAAGTTATGTATGGCGTAAGCAAGACAAAAACGTTTGATTCAGGCAAGGAGTCTGTAATCATCAGAAATTACGTGAATGGCATCATGGGTGGTGTCATTCTTGACATGACAGGTTTCTCTGGAGAGTTCATCCAGTGCGGACACATTATCATTCGTGATACCAAGTCTGGCGAATACAAGCCAATGCCGGTAACAGGTGATGCCTATGCGGCTCTTCATGAAAACCACGAGTATATTGGTGTCTGTATGACAACTGCTCCGGCAGATACCCCTCATGTAGGTGTTATGACGGCAGGTGAGGCTAATGATAAGGCTGTCCCTTATCCTGTCGATACGATCAAGGCAGCTTTGAAAACAGCCGTTCCTACTCTTCAGTGGGGACACGATGCAATCGGTTAAGGAGGTGATTTATGCAACAGAGTTCTTTATTTCTTAAGTATATCTTGAGTTTCTTCCCAATCCTGAAGACATTGATTGAGAAGATTAACGGTAAGCGCAAGAACGAGATGACGTATCTCCACAAGGATACATCCATTCTCCGCCGCGTTTATTCTACCGACAACAAGTGGGAAGCCGATACAGTTGATACCTCTTACGTAGCTGCTGACTACGTGGCAGTGGATTCTCCGGTTCCTTTGAAGTCTCGTGACAAGATTTCAACCGCCAACGGCAAACTGCCAAAGGTCGGTATGAAGAAATTCTTGAAGGAGTCAGATATCCTCGCTCTCAGGCTTATGGAAGCACAGGGCGGTCAGGCTGCAGAGATTCGTCGTAAGTTGGCGCAGGACCCGGTAGCTTGTAATGTCGGTGTTGATGAGCGTAATGAGTACGCCCTTCTGTATGGTCTTTCTAACGGCTACGTAGCTGTCCGTGACGACGATAATCCAAAGGAGTTGCTCCGTATCAAGTATCAGTACTTGCCAGAAAATCAGCTCGGCATCAACAATGTTGATAATGGTGTTACAGTTGCAGACTTGAAGGAATGTATCGAGCGAGCATCGAATGATGGCAATACCATCTTGATCTTCTGGATTGGTAAGGCTAAGTTTGACGAACTGAAGAAGGCACAGGACGCTCGCGAGCTTGTTGCCAACTACAAGGGCCAGACTTATGACTCCAACACAAAGCTGCCGGTTCCTACTGCCAGCGTATTCCAGGATGCATTCTTGGACGAGACCGGTGTATCATTCCGCATCATCAACCGTACTGTCCGCTTGGAGCATGATGGTGTAAAGAAGAGCGTTAAGCCTTGGAACAACGATATGATTATCGGTGTCTGCTCACAGATGATTGGTGCCCTCGTTTACGGTCAGGTAGCAGAGGCAACCAACAGAGTGGCAGGTGTAACCTATCAGCAGATTGATTACAAGCTTATCTCTCAGTATTCAACAACTGATCCATTGCGTGAGACTACTGCGGTACAGGCATACTGCTTGCCTGTCATCGAGGACGTTGACACAATCTATCAGATTAATACTAAGCTGGCAGACCCAACCGTTTCGGTTGATACCGAAAAGGAGAAAGCAGACACAGAGGACGCTAAGGTAACAATCTCTGATGTAACCTATAAGAAGCCGGAGGCTATCACAACTCTCAATGCTCTTGGTGCTACACTTGCTAGTGACGCCAGCGACAAGGAGGTTATTGATGCCTACAATGAGCTGCCTCCTACAAAGAAGAAGGAGTTCAAGGAAAAGGCAGCTAAAGCTGAGGAGTAATCATGAAGACGGTCGGACAAGCTTTGGTGGATGAGGTGCACATCCCTATCCCCTATGGTTTCGTGGAAAACGCCTGCATAAAGCGTGAATTAAGCCCGGAGGATGAGTTTGATTGCGAAGTCGCAAGAAGTAGCCAATACAAGGGCACGCTTGCTGATTGTCTTCTCTCCCTCATACAAGCCGTAAGCTTTTCCGAGGCAGACAAGTCAATAGGCTCTCTCTCGGAAGACCAGCGAAAGGCTATATTAGTTCAAGTCAATCGTTTATATAACTCTATCGGCGAGGAGGAGGTTTCACTTACTCCGAAGCCGACAGTTTACATTAATTGCTGATGAGTCTATTGAGTTTTCATGCCTCAAAGCTATACCGGCAGCAGAAGGTAGCTGGCTATACTGATGATGATGGAAATTATCACCAGGGCAAGACCGAGTGGAAGTTCTGCTGCACTTGTGATGTAGTTCCTGCTGGCAAGGCTAACAAGTTAGTTACATCTGATGGTTCTATTGATTACTACTCCTACGAAGTTCATAACTTACCCGTAGGAATTGAAAAGTTCTCTTATGGGGACTTTATCAAGCTAGAAATTTTAGGGGCCGAGGAGGTAATTATCAAGGTCAAGGGATTTCATCGTTATCAACTCCAGTGTAAGATATGGGCATAAGAATGACAACCAGCGCTTCCGCTCTTGATGCCTTCCTACATAGGGCCGCAAGGAAGATACAGGAGAATGTGCTTAAGGCATTGAGCAAGCTAGGAGACGAATCCGTGGTTAGAATCCGTGACAGGTCTGCCAAGGAAAGCTGGATAGACCATACGGGCAACCTGAGAAGCTCCATAGGCTTCGCCGTGTACGAGCAGGGAAGTAAATATATGGAATCAGCCTTTTCGCAGGTTCTCAGTGGCACAGACGGCTCTGCAAAGGGCAAGAAGATGATCAATGACCTTGCTAAGGAATATTCCAGGGTTTATGCTTTGGTTGTCGTTGCCGGAATGGAATACGCAGGAGAGGTGGAAGCCTTGGAAAGCAAGGATGTCCTCGCATCAACGAAGATATGGGCCACATCCATTGTAGAGCAGCGTGTGAAGACAGCAATAGACTCAGCAGTTAATGAAATAAACAAGTGGAAGATATGAAATCAGACGGAGCAATTAAGACTGATGTTTACCGGTACATCAATGAAAGCGGTTTCATGAGCAACGTCAATGGCAAGCTGTCAAAAACGATGAGACCGCATAATTCTCATAATGAAGATGTCGTTATCTCCATCTTGGCTAATGAGGGTAGGCAGCTTCAAACGGCAATTATAAATGTAAATATATATACACAAGACAATGATGTAGATGGGCAGTTTGAAGAGAACTGTATCAGAGTAGAAGAAATCTGCAAGTTGTCTTGGAATCTCTTGGAAACGTTCAGAACGAGCGAGTATGCAGCCCACGCTATTGAGCAAAGGGTATATGCAACAAGCACGGGAGAACATGTAATAAATAATCAAGTTGAATATAAACTCATAAATGATTAAATTATGTCAGTAACATCATGGGGCAAATGTTCTATCTTCGTTCAGAAGGTAGGTGCTACTAAGAATGAATGGGATAAGCTTCCTACACCGAAGGACGGCACTACTACTGTTACACCAACGAAAGGCGATACCATGACTCAGGTTGAGGAAGGTGGCGGAATTGTTGACCGTAAGACAAAGAAGTCCACCTACGAGGCTGCATATCAGCTCTTCATCAAGAAGAACCAGTCGCAGCCGTTCAAGACCATCGATGGTATCGTAGAGGGTAACTACCGTATTGCTATCCAGCCGGAAGATGCCGAGCTTCCTGGCGTTTACATGGGTAATACCACAATCGGTGCAGAAGAGGCCTATACAACTGAGAGCGGTGCTCTTATCACGTACACTCACTCAGCTCTCATTCCAGAGGGTGACGTGGTGGCTAAGACTGTCAACTCGAAGGATGAGGACGTATATTGTGCTTACCGTTGGCGTGTCATTACTGCCACAAAGACAACAGGAGGAAAGTATGCCTTGACTTTCAAGAAACCGCAGGATGGTGAAACAGCTCCTGCTGAAATCACGGAAACCTACACAGAGAAATAGGCATATTCTAATATCCCTTCTGCCGACTGAGGGTTATCAGTCGGCAACCTACCCAAGTAGCTCAGGGGAAGAGCGAGACCAAATAGTCCGTCGCATGAAAATCCAGGGTCTTCAAAAGCTGGTTGAAAGTCGCAGGTTCGAGTCCTGCCTTGGGTGCCAACAATTTAAATTCGAGTGATATGGAAGAGTTAGGAATCATTATATCGAATACGCTCACAGATATGCCGATAGGCTTTGATACTGAGCACGCTCACTTTAACATCTACCCTACTACACTGGGCATGATGTACCTAACGTCGCAGTTAGTAGATAGCTTGGAGCTAGACAAGGAGTTACTTCAAGCTGATCCTTTCTTGGAAGCATTGCGAGTTGCAAACACCAAAAGGGAGACATGCTGCAGATTGATTGCATATCACTCACTCAATACAAAGAACGAAATACTAGACTCCAGATGCGTAAGCAGGCAGACGGAGTTAATCTTCAAAGAATGCTCAAACGAGGATATAGCCACTCTCCTCATCATCATCCTTAAGGCTAACTCATACCAGACAATAGCCAAAGAGACAGGAATGGAAGAAGAAGCGAAGCGTATGGCAAAGGTCAACGCAGCGAAGAAGTCGGAGAATAGCTTTATCTTCGGAGGCAAGACAATATGGGGAACACTCATAGACGCTGCTTGCGAAAGATACGGATGGACATTCGATTACGTGGTATGGGGAATATCGTATAACAACCTGACTCTCATGCTCAAAGACAAGATTACTTCAATCTATCTGTCTGACGAGGAGAGGAAGAAAGCCCATATACCAGCAGCAGGGGAAGAGGTCATCGATGGAAACAATATGGAGGCGGTCATGAAGGCGGTGATAGAGTCAGAGGCTGCCATTTAACCGAAGACTACCTGCGCACGCACGTAAGGAGTTCCGAAATCGAACATACGTAGTAGGTGTTTTCACGGGGATTTGTAAAACATTCCGATTAATTTATTCCAAAATAGAACATTATGCCAAGCATCAAGTTTGATACAATAGTTGAGACCTCCAAGGTTGTCTCGGGTTTTCGGGACATACAGAACGCTGTCCATCAGACCTCAGAGAGGGTCGAGAAGGACGGCAAGACCATTGACGATGTCATCAGCAAGATACAGAATAGCTTCAACATAGCCATTGGTGGTTGGAGCATCGGCAAGTTCGTTAACCAGATGATGCAGGTCAGAGGTCAGTTCCAGCAGACTGAGATGGCATTCAAGACCATGCTGCAGTCTGAGGAGAAAGCTGATGCGCTTATGAAGCAGCTGATCCGCACAGCAGCCATTACTCCATTCGGTGTCGAGGATGTCACGGAGGGAGCCAAGCAGCTCCTTGCGTTCAACGTAGCAGCCGAGGATGTCAACAAGACGCTCATCGGATTGGGAGACGTTGCAGCAGGTATGGGTCTAAACCTTAAAGACCTCGTGATGCTTTACGGAACCACCATCGCCAAGGGTAAGATGGACACGATGGACTTGTATCAGTTCCTCAACCGAGGTATTCCTATCGCAGACGAGATAGCCAAGGTTATGGGGCTTGATGTTACCAATGCCATCAAGGAGGTACAGAAGCAAATCAAGGCAGGCAAGGTTACCAGTGACATCTTCATCCAGGCAATGCAGAGTATGACCGCCGAGGGTAGCAAGTTCGGTGGCTTGATGGAGGCTCAGTCCAAGACTATTACAGGTCAGATAAGCAACATCGAGGATGCCATCGAGCAGATGTTCAATGACCTCGGCAAATCTCAGGAGGGTGTTATCAATACCGGATTGGGAATCGTTTCCACCCTCGTTGAGAATTGGGAGACGGTAGGCAAGGTGCTTATGACCGTTGTTGCAGCGTATGGAGCATACAAGGCTGCGGTGATAGCGATGATAGCGATAGAGAAGGCAAGGATAGCAATAGGAAGCGCACAAGCTTTTTTGTCTCTCGCTAGGAGTATTTCTTCTGCAAAAGATGCCATGCTTCTTTTCAATATGGCAACAAGTGCCAACCCGCTTGGCCTTTTGCTTGGAACGGTTGCTGCAGGTATAACTTTATTTAGTGTATTTGGAGGCTCTGCGGAAGATGCTAGCACAACGACAAACAAGTTTGGCGATGATGCCACCAAAGCATCTTCTCGCGTAGAGTCCCTTTTGGAAGTTATCAAAGCTTTAGGAGACAAGACGAACGAGCAGGCTAAAAAGTCAAAAGCCTATAAGGATGCAGTAAATGAACTTTCGACAGTTTATGCCGAATATGGTATAACTATTGACAAGATCAAAGAGGACGAGAGCAATCTTGTTGACGTTAAGCAACAAGAGATAGATAAATCTAATGAGCTCATCGAGCAAATTAAGTTGGAATCTGCAGAGCGTAATAGAGCTAATGCAATAAGTCAAGTGAATGATGACTACAATAAAAAAATCACGGAGGCGCAGGAAGACTTATTGAAAAATCTCAAATACGCATACGGGAATGAAGGTCGTGGCATTAGTTTAAAGATACAGGATTTAGTATCAGAAGAGGAGCTTAAAAAGTTAGCTCAATATCGTAACGATATGCGTACGCTCAATAAAGATACCGCAGAGTACAATGCTTCCCTACAAGGTTATTTAGCCCTAAGAAAGAAGTTAGCTGATGAAGCAGCTAAGGCTGCGGTTGGCTTTGGTAAGCAGTCAGATGAAGCCCGTTTGGAAATGACGAAGTACGTTGATACTATGGAACGTGCAAGAGACGAATATAATGACCAGGTATCAATAATCAACAAGGCTGCAGATGCTACTGAAGATTTCGGTAATAAGTCTGCCTCAACCAAAGACAGAATAAACGCTTTGCAGAAGCAGCTCCAGGGTGCCGGCGAGGATGTACACGTTCTCTACAACCGTGTCAAGGAGTTCATGCAGAACTATTCCGAGAACAACATCAACTTCCACGTCAACTTCGATGCCAAGATACCATCGTGGATGCAGAATATGAATATTCCGGAACTAGGACGCTTAGGTAAGTACTTTTCCGCTTTGGCACGCGACCTTGCAAACAACAAGAAGTCAGGTGCGCTAGTCAATGGCAAATGGATGTCAACCAACGATATCGCCCAGCGAGGATGGGATTATACCAATGCGGCGAACACCAAGCAGACCAAGGCAGAAGACGATGCAAAGAAGAAGCGGCGTGAGAAGGAAGAGGCAGAAGCCAATGCCAAGAAGAACGCTGCCAAAGCCAAGAAAGCAGCCACCGATGCCAAGAAGCAGGCAGAAGACCGCAAGAAGGTCCAAAAGGAGCTGAACGAGGACTTGAAGCAGTTGGAACAGCAGAACCAGGACGATGCCATCTCCATCATGCAGGAAGGTACGGATAAGAAGCTTGCTGAAATCAAGAACGACTATGCCAAGCGCAAAGCCGAGATTGACAAGCAGGAAGCCGAGTTCAAGAAGAAGAACAAGGAAGCTGGCAAGAAAGCAACCCTTACCTCCGCTCAGTCCGATGCCCTCAATAAGGCTAGAGACCTCGCTACCCAAGAGTACAACAAGAAGCTTGATGAGGTCAACAGGGAAACCCTCACCTCTATGCGCGACTACTTTAAGGAGTATGGTTCTCTCTATCAGCAGAAGCAAGCCATTGCCGAGGAGTATGAGGAGAAGATTGCCAAGGCTCAGACGCAGGGCGAGAAGTTACAACTACGGCAAGAGAAGAAGAAAGCCCTTGCAAGAGTTAACTTCGAAAGCATCTCAATGGGCATAGACTGGAAGGGGCTTATGTCTGGTGTCGGCAATATGAGCAAGGAGATGTTAAAGCCTATGCTCGACAAACTCGAAGCCTACATCAAGACTAACGAGTTCAACACTTCTGGTGCAGAGAATCAGCAGAAGGTCGTTGACCTCATGCAAGAGATACGCAACTATATCGGTACAGATCAGAATACAACGTGGGAAACTCTTGCCACGGCTATAGAAAACTTCAATCACTCTGTCACCGACTATCAAACAGCAATCAATTCCGAGAAGGTAGCCATCTCCAACCTATCAACCGCCAAGGGTGACCTAAAGGAAGGAAAGATTACCAAGGAGGTCTTTGAAAATATCAAGAAACAAGCCGATAACGCTAGCCAAGCCGTCGTTGATGCAAAGGAGAAGATGGAAACGTTCGGCATACAGCTCAACGCAACCACCGATGCAGTGAAGAACTACACATCTGGTCTCACTGCCGCCCTCAACAAGCTCGGAACATGGAAAGGCAACGAAGGGTTCTCTGAGTTACACAACGCCGTTAAGGATATAGACAATGCAAAAGGAGCACTTGACGAGGCGTTATCCTCCATGAAAGATGGCAAAACAAAAGATTTTGGGAAAAAGGTTTCGATTGGAGTCGGTGTTGCCTTACAGAAGGTTGGAAATACAGTGGAAGGTGTATTGTCAAAAGGAATGGGGAGTATTGTAGGCTTTATAGCACAGATACCAAAGCTGATACTTAACCTTGCTGATTCCATCAAGAATTTCGTAACAGGAATACTCAACAGCTTCTCAGAACTTTTGAAGTTTGAGTGGCTATCTGATTTGGTGGATAGCATTCTTGATGCTGTCGGCAACCTCATAGATACCATCTTCGATTTGCCCGAAAACCTATTCAAGGTACTCTCCAAGATAGTAGTCAATGGTGTTGGTGGTCTGCTGAATACGGTAATCGGTAGAATTGGTAACATATTGTCTTTCGGTGCGCTTTCATCTGGCGGTCCAGCAGCTTGGTTCACGAACTCGAACGCAAAGAAGGTACAGAAGACGATAGATAAGCTCACTAGTAGCAATGAACGCCTTAACGATTCCATCAGCAGGCTTGAAAAGACGATGTCTAGCACATACGGGTCGGATGCGCAAAAAGCATACGAGGAAGCGAAGAGGCAGCAAGAGAAAGTCAATTCGCAGACACTCCAAATTGCCAAGACACAGGCAGGCTACCACGGAGCACACGGCTCTTGGAATCATTATCTCGATAGCCTAAGGTTTGGATTTACTGACGATGGGCAAGTGTATATGTCCACCGCAAGGAAGGAGATTGAAAAGGAAGTCCTTAAAGCTACAAATAATCAAAAGGACGACATTTGGAGTCTCACGCCAGAGGAAATGAACAAGCTTCTTGGAAGTGAAAATGCTGTCAACCTCATCAAAGGTGTCGGAAAGGGCGGCTATGGAGATAGAGTGCTAGAGAAGTTGCAAGACTATGCCGACCTAGCAGGAGAGATCGACGACTTGACAGAGCAATTTCAAGAGTCCATCACTCAGATTTCGTTCGATAGCATGAAGGATAGCTTCGTCAGCAACCTCATGGATATGGAGAAATCTGCTGAGGATTTCGCCGACGATTTCGCCGAGATGATGCAAAAGGCTCTCCTCTCCTACTCTATGGAAGACCTCATCAACACCGACCTCAAGAACCTGTATAATGATTGGGCAAAGCTGATAGAGGATAAGAAAGGAAAGCTCACAGAAGATGATATTAAGGAGTTAAATAAGCGATATGATGCCATCGTTGACGAGGGCTTGAAGAGACGTGACGAGTGGGCAAAGGTAACTGGCTACACTGGTTCATCATCCTCATCACAGACCGCAACAAGCGGAGGATGGGCATCTATGGGGCAAGATACCGCAGACGAGCTGAATGGTCGCTTCACAGCCCTGCAGATAGCAGGAGAGTCCATCGCTCAGAACATGACTACCACCATATCTCAGATGGAGAGCATCGTTACACTCGGTATCTCAACCAATGGCGCAGTATTGGAGATTAGAAACATGATGATCATGACAAACAGCTACCTCGAAGACATCGTGAAGTATTCAAAGCTTACCTACAATGACTTCGGAACAAAGCTGGATGATATGAACAGAAGATTAAAGGATATTTGACCTCTATAGGCTTTTCGCTTGTCAGCCCTTACAACTATACTCTACAATAGCAAAAGCGGCTCACAGCGAAGCCTACGAGGTTATTTAATGATTAAATAGTTATGCTTAACGGACAACTTTATATCAATGGCAAGGATGCCTACCTTACGTGGGGCATCTTCTTAGATGAAACCGCCCTCAGTACGCTCATGACTCCTGCACCAAACAAGGAGTTCATCAGCAACAAGTATCGCTCAAAGGACGGCAAGTCGGTTATCAAGCACAATCCTAGATTGGATGAGAGGGAGATAACGCTGGCATTCAACATGACCGCCAAAGACTCAGATACGTTCATGACGAACTATGCTAGGTTCTGCGAGGAGGTACTTGCCAAGGGAGAGTTGGTTCTCCGTACCCGATTTCAGCCTAATGTGTGGTATCGGTGCATCTATCTCTCCTGCACACAATTCAGTCAGTTCATTCGGGAAATGGCAAAGTTCAGCCTTAAGCTCAACGAGCCAGACCCTAGTGACAGAGGTGAAACAAGTAAATACGCAAGCTTATGATTCAGATTAAGAGAAATAACAAGGTATTCTTTACGCTAGAGGACTTCGGAGAAGGTTCTAAGCTGTCATATCAGCTTATGGACCACCACTACATCATCTTGAAGTTCACTACGGCTACACCTATCTATTTCGAGATTGGTGATTCTGTAGAGATACCCGACTTCGGCTATTTCGAACTGACATCGGCATACTTCCCTAAGCACAATGGTAGTGACGGCTACGACTACGAAATGCAGATGGATGCCTACTATATGGCTTGGAAGAATAAGCTTTGCAAGTATCGCCCTCAGCACGGAGCAAACGAAACCTCGTTCAAACTCACCACTACTGTAGGCGTGCACATGAACGTTATCCTCGGCAACCTAAAGGCTCTAGGGCTTACGTACAATGGCAAGGAGTTCTCCGTTGACTACACTACATACAACAACAAGGCTTTCGATGTTCAGAAGAGGTTCTTGATCGAATACGGTTCCATCAGCATACTTGATGCTCTTAATTCCATCTGTTCCGAAGATGCACTCAACTGCGAATGGTGGATAGATGGTTCCATTATATACCTTGGATATTGCGAAATGGAAGGACAGACAACATTCGAGCAGGATGTTAATGTTCTGTCTATGTCCTATTCGGAATCCAAGTCAACTTATATCACAAGACTGTACGCATTCGGCTCAGATAGGAATATTCCGAAAGGATATTTCACTGGAGCCGATGCTGACGTTACCACCGATGGTATAGCTACTGATTACCTCATGCTCCCTAACAAGGAGGTAGATAGTGATGGTTTCTATGCCAAGGATGGTTATCTGGAGAATGTGAATGTAGTAAAGAACGACAAGCAGGCTATTGAAGGTGTCGTGATGTTTGAGGAAGAATATCCCAAGGTGGAAAGCGTAGTTAGCAGTATCAAGACCTACGATAGCACCGTTGATAATGATGATGGTACGAAGACAACACAGACCTTCTGGCAGGTTACATCTACAGACTCTTTCACTAGTAGCTTCAAGGAGAGTTGGATAAAGAGCAACCTCACTCTAGGCATCAAGTTCACTAGTGGTGCCCTCATGGGTATGGAGTTCGATGTTAGTTTCAAAGTTATCGACAAGGTTAACTACTTCGAGATTGTTGCTAATGACACCTACGGAAGAACACTTCCCGATGGCGTTATGTGTCCGAAGATTGGTGACAAGTTCTTTCTCTTCAACTGGGACGCAACCAAAATTACAGATACGGACCTCATCCCTACCGCTCAGTTATCTCTGTTCGATAGATCGAAGCAGTACTATCAGAAGGCCATGATTAGCAACTCAAACTTCACCTGCACGATGGATGGTGAAAAGTTCTACAATGATGGGACATACGATTATCATCCTCTCGGTGAGCAGGTAAAGCTGATTAACGATATGTTTGCGCAGGTGGATGCGGATGGTAAGCACTATCGAAATTCTCGTATAATTGGAATGGAGATACCTTTGGATATTCCTTACGACCACCCTCAGTACACAGTAGGTGAAAAGGCTGCAACAAGCAGGTTGGGTAAACTGGAAGACAAAGTTGATTCCATAACTGTAAACGGTATGCAGATAGGAGGCGGTGGTAGTGGCGGTGGTGTCTATGTAATAGGCACGAACGACTCAACACCTCCTACAGACAGTAATGTTCTATCAGCAAGAAAGTCAATTAACAATTTCCTGTCAAAGCTAAAGCCTGATACCGCACAAGAGCTTATCACCTTTGCGAAAGGACTTGTGAGCAATATGCTTGCGAAGTTGAATGGAGGAGCATACTTTGGTAATGGAGGAGCCTTGATAGACGAGGATGGCAACATCATCGCCAACAGCCTAAAATCTATAGGTTTCGACAAGGCTGCCAACGAGGGCTTCGGAATGGAAATGGAGACCGCTGGCACGTCACACCTCTATCTCTCCAACCTCACCATATGGGGAAAGATGATTGTGAACATCTTGGAGATAATGAAGACCAAGTACGCTGGTGGAAACATCTATATGTCGGCTGCTGGCGGCACTATCGTCAAGGTCGTGCCTGTTGGAATGTGGGACGATGACGAGTCTGAATGGGCAGAGAATCCGATTGAGGAAGCCATACAAGGATGGAAGTGCTACATCTTGGCTGATGATGGTGACAATGCCGTGGGCAACCCTTGGCAAGAGGGCGACCAAGTAAGATGTCAGTCGATGGGTAATCTTCTGGGTACGAGATATGCCAAGGCTACCAACAAGAGCTATTGGAGAACCATCCCTGAGCACGGAGTATCTAGCTTCAACGAGTATATCTATAATGACTATGGTACTCCTGCCTACAATGGCAAGATGTTCTATTGGATAGTTCTTGGCAAGCACTCCAAGGACTTTGACGGCTATACAGAGGAGAATGCGCCAGTTGGCACGACCGATATTCCAGAGGCAGGTGACTCCATCGTGCTCGATGGCAGCCGCAAGGACACGTCAAGGCAGGGCGTGCTCCAGCTCTCTTCTTATGGAAGTGGTGCTCCATCCATCGTTGGTCTTCGTGAGGTAAGCGATTACTCTCACGAGAAATGCGCTATATTTGAGCTATCTTATGATAGTGTTCGAATCTTGGCGGAGCGTTTCAAGCTCATAGCCAAGGACAACAAGGTAGTAGAGATTACCAACTTCCGTGGCGAGTGGGACCCAAACGAGAAGTACTACAAGAACGACCAAGTGAGCCACAACAATGCAATCTGGACTTGTATTAAAGACGCGGACTTTCAGACAGAGCCTTCTGATGGCAGCACGTATTGGCGCAAGGAGGTGTACGGACAGAAGGGTGAGGATGGCAGCAGCTTCAAGGTACTCGGAACTGCCGTTAAGCACTTTAAGAACGCAGATGATATAAGAGGAGGAGAATTACTGAACCTTGGAAAGTACCTGTTTGACGATACTAGCGGGCTGCCCGATGGCGTGGCTTCTCCTTGTATTGCAACATATATGAAGGTTGGGGCAGGTCATACGTGGATTATCTGCAAGTCCAATGATGGTGATTCCTATATGATAGGCGACGACCTATGGACGAACAGCGGAACGGCTTGGTTCAACATTGGCAACGTGAAGGGTGTGTCCATATCCTCCACTTCCGTCACCTATGGTGTCAGCGCAAGCGTAACGCAACAGCCTTCCTCTTGGTCTAGCGCAATACCACTAATTACTGACGATAAGCCTTATTTGTGGACTAAGACGGTGGTGAACTACACCGATGGCAAGTCCACTACCTCCTATTCCGTGTCACACAATGGCAAGGACGGAGAGAAGGGAGAGACAGGCAACAAAGGTGCGGACGCAATCACCATACAGCTTGTAGGTGCTCCACTCATCTTCGATGCAGGGTCGGACGGAATTGTTCCAAAGGACGTTACAAATTATGCTAGGCTCTATGTGGCGGTAGGCGAAAAGGACGTGAGCGAGTATGTCGGGCAACCTTATTTTGTTCCATCCGAAGGAATGAACGTATTATCTCCTGAAGATGGCTATGTGATAGAGAGGAGAGAGTACAATGAAAAGATGGCTTGGTATCTAGGTATCAAGTCCGATGCCATAAGCAAGGTGTATCTCAGTGACAACAAGACTGAGGTGTCTGCAACGTCTGGCTATATCACTTTCGTTTTTGCCTATGGCGCAAATCAGTACGTGGGTCAGCTTCCGTTCCAAGTGAACGTGGCGAGGTACACTGGCGAACTCACGCTTACCAACAAGCAGTTCAAGGTCTCGATGGATGGGCTGACAACCCGAATGGTAACTGCCGAGGAAAATATTACTGGCGTCAACACAAAGCTAAACACGGAGGTTAAGACCTTGCATGCCGAGATTACTTCTACGGCTAGCACCGTCAAGGTAGAAGTGAAAGAGGAAATGAATGGCAACCTAAAGAAGGCAGGCTTGGAGGTTAAGGCTGACGGAATAACCTTGTATGGCGAAAAGATAACCATCACCAACGATGACGGCAAGACCACCACTGCCCTCTTCACTGGCGGCAAGATTAACGCATCGCTCATTGATGCCGACCAGATTGAGGTGAAGCACCTTTGGGCGAAGAGCAACGACGGAGCGAGCAAGGTCGGCTACTTTGGCAACACTGAGGAAGAGGCATGCAAGATTGACGATACATACGCTCCGTTGTTCGTTGGAGCCGATACGGCGAAAAACTCTCCGTTCTATGTAACGAATAAAGGTCACATGGTGTCTAAAAGTGCTACGCTTGGAAGTTTTTCGCTTAACGAATCCAGTCTCCGATACCTCACAGGTTACGATGACGAAGAGCCGGGGTTTGCTCTTTACAACGAATACATGGTATTCCGTGGGTACAGTAGGACTTTTTCGCCCCAAACAAAAAAGTGGACATCGGAAAGGAACAGGCTAATCTGGGTGGGTCGTAACGATTGGGTTTACTCAGTGCCTTCATTGATGAGCAACATACTTGTGCAAGATTCTTTCCCTATGACTACTGGTGATACCGCCAAAATAGGATTGCGTATATCCGTAACAGGATGCGATGACAAATATCAGTATGAGACCGTCATGTATAACGGAGCCATGGGCAGTAATGTGTATGGTAATTTTGCGATATATGCAGAGAATGGAATGTATGCGGGATTCAGACCGATGACCAGAAGAGCGAATTACAGTATGAAGTTAACGGAATTGGATTGCGTGATATATGTTCCTGTTACGGGCATCACGCTCACCCTCCCTGACAATCCTCAGAGAGGACAATACTACAAGTTCATACAAGGATCTGAAGGAAAACAAGCCTTCTGGATAAAGTCAAACAGCTATAAGATGTACTGGAATGGGGTTGACACAAATGGGCGTACATCTTTTAATAGCGGCGCATGTAACCAAACAACCGAATTTATATTTTTGGGAGACCACTGGCGTGTCAACTGGTATAGGGAAGCAGCCATCTAAGCAAAGTGGAAGGATAATATCAAATGAATATTTAAAACAACATAGATTATGAAACTACAATTAGACAAAGTAATGGTGCGCCTCTCCTTGGATAGCGAGCAGCGCACGCAGATGGAACTGAGAAAGGAAATCGCCAACGCCATCTACAAGACTGGCAGAAGGGGCTTGGCGGACGTGGCACTCTCCACGAAGATGTGGAACGGCAGCAATGATACCGACTACACCGACGAGGAGGTTTCCGCCATCAAGGAGTTCGTGGAGAAGAACTTCATCCCTGCCGTCATTGTGGCGGTGAACGATGTGATTGAGAGTTCGGGTAAGGTTAATCAAAGATAATCAATCATAAGCTTATGAAGAAGATTGTAAAAGGAAACGACTTCACGTTAAAGATACCGGTGATGAAGTCCGTGGAGGGGCAGAAAGTGCCCTTCCCTCTCCCTGCTTGCACCGATGTGCAGGTGAGGGTATGCAACCAGTTCAAGCGTATCTCCCTCTCCTATGAGGTGGACGTGAAGAACGACAACGTTATCTTGGCGAGGGTCGAGGGCGATCAGATTCCCCTTGGCACTTATGCCATCGAGGTGAAGGGTAAGATATTCGGCAACGACTGGCGAAGCAACGAATATCCTCAGCTTTCCATCGTAGCCAAGAATGCCGATGCTGACACCGAGTTTGGAGAGACCGATGAAGGCGATAACAGCGTGGAGATGGATACCGCTATGGTTATCCTCCCTCCTTCCGTGGAGTTGAGTGACCTCATTTCAGACACAAATGAGGCGTTAGGAAAGGTTGATGATGCGGTAAGTAAGACAGATGAAGCCGTAAAAAAAGTTCAAAACGTAGATATTGATCTTGTCGGAACAGACTTGAATATTACTCGTCCGAGTGGTGAGAAAAAGGAATTTGACCTCATGCAACTCAAAGGCGACAAGGGCGAGCGTGGAGAAAAGGGAGATAAAGGCGAACAAGGCGTAAAAGGCAATAAAGGTGATATTGGTTTGACTGGACCACAAGGTGAAACTGGTCCTGTAGGTCCACAAGGACCAAAGGGTGATACTGGAGCGCAGGGAGAACAAGGAATCCAAGGCGTTAAGGGTGACCCATTCACTTACGATGATTTTACTCCCGAAGAGATAGAGGGCTTGAAGAAGCCTGCTACCGATGCTGCAAATGAACTGAATAAGTACTTGGATATTGTCAAGTTACCTGTCGTGGAAACACCAGCATCTGAAACAACTGTTGCTATGGATGCTAACAAGGTGTATGACATTACTATTGGAGAATCACTTACCCTAACCCTCAATGCTCCAACAGACTTGACGGTAACGAATGAGTATCAAGGCAGCTTCAATACAGGCAGCACTGCCCCAACGGTTACTTTTCCAGCAAACGTGATTTGGGCAGAGACACCATCGGTGGAGGCAAATACACATTACGAGTTCAACATCAGATACATGGGTGGCAAGTACTATGGACTTGTGCAAGAGTGGAGACTTAATACATAGGAGGGAAACGTATGAGAACAGATAGAAGAAAATTTTTTTATTATAGATACAAAAAGATAAATTATATAGAAAATACTGCTAATGCAACAATAGAAACTGATATAATTGCCACACAAGATACAAAAGTAGAAATGGATTTTGAAGCAGCTGAAAATAAAATTAATAACACGTTTCTTCATGGTAGAAATGTCTTTTATATAGGTAGCGGAAATAAAGATACTATAAATTACGTACTATTAGGCAATATAAATATAACTCAATATGCAAAGTACAACAAATCAAACATGTC